TTGCTGTCGCGCTGTCCGGTGATGATGGTGATTGGAGCCCGCAGGTTCCGCAGGAGATGCCGGTGGTGCCTAGTGTGCCGGGTGAGGTTGGCAGCATCCCGGAGCCTTCGACCTGGGCCATGCTGCTGATCGGGTTCGGCTCCATCGGTGCCATGGTGCGCCGTCGCGTGCGGAAGGCGGTGACTTGTGGCTGATCGCGGCATCATTTTCTCCGCACCGATGGTTCGGGCGCTGCTCGCTGGGCGCAAGACGCAGACACGGCGTCTGATTACGAAGGCCGCCGCGGTGGATGCGCTTGCGATCTTTAAGCCGGCGTTCCTTTCGCTGCCCGGCAATATCGACCTGTTGCCTCACCGCCCCGGCGATCGGCTCTATGTGCGTGAGGCGTTCGCTGAGCGGGATGCGGTGCGGTTCGCAGAACGGCGCAAAGGAGTTGTCTACCGCGCCGATATTCCGGCGACCGAGCCGCCCAAAACAGATGGACCTGTGGCTCACGACCGCTTGCGGTGGGCTTGCGCGCAGGGACTGAAATGGCGGCCGTCCATCCACATGCCGCGCTGGGCCTCGCGGCTCACCCTGACCGTCACCGACGTGCGCGTGCAGCGGGTGCAGGAGATCAGCGAGGAGGACGCCGAGGCGGAAGGGCTGATGCGCTATCGGTTCGATGATCCCGATGGTTCTACGCGCAGGCGCTTCCACTGGCTTGATGATGTGGAGCGCGAGGATGCGTTCAGGCGCGCAAGCACCGCATTCAGTGGCCTCTGGAACAGCCTGCACACCAAGCCCGGCGAGCGCTGGGAGGATAACCCATGGATTTACGCGCTGACCTTTGAGGTAGCGCGCGGCAACATTGATCGGACCGCATCATGACCGGCTTCGCTTCAATCGCCGCGATGCTGCGGCGGCGCGTGCGGGGGAGGGTGATGGCGTGAACATCGTGATTGGCTGGCCGGAAGGCATCTACCTCGGCCTCAACCTAATCTGCATGGCCTACTCTGGTGCGGTGAGCGGCGGTCGCAGTCTTGTGGGGTACGGCTTGGCCTGGGTCTTCCTAACCTTGCCACTGCTCTACTGGGGAGGGTTTTTCTCATGACCGACAGCACACCAGACCCGCAGCGCTTGGCTGATGAGTTGGAGCGGCTTGTTGACCGCCTGATGTGTGTCAGCACACCCGCCATGCGTGACGACAATCTCGCGGTGACGCTCTGCTCCCACTTTGATGATGGCGAGGATTCGGAGGACGATACCGGATGGTCCGAAGCTGCCATTAACGGATACGAAGAAGTCCGCGAGGCGTTCAGCCAACACTTCGCGCCCATCCTAGCCGCCCTCCGCACTCCTGCACCCGCGCCTTCTGCCGGGGTGGTTGAGGACGCTGCCGATCTTCTGGATCAATATGCAGGCTATATCCGCACAGTAAAGGCGGATGATTTGGAGCGGCACCCCTACCTGCCAGAGATCGAACGGGTGGTTGATAACTTGCGCACCCGCACCCCGCCAGCGCCCGCCCCGAGCGAGGCGGTGGAGCCATCGCAGCGGTGCCCAGCCTGTCACACGCGCTTCCAAAAGGTCAATGATGTGGACGCGCATCTCGCCACCCTCCCATCCCAAGAGCAAGCTAGGCCGCAAGCCGATCTGGGTAACGGAATGGGCGCTGGCAGACTGCAACAATCCGGGGCGCTTCTCAGCCAAGCAGCAGGCCGCATTCTTCAACGAGGCGACCGAGATGATGGACGATCTGCCCTATGTGGAACGTCACGCTTGGTTCGGCATGTATGGCGGGCTGGATGGATGGAGCATCAACAGTGAGCTAATCACGGCCAACAACCGATCAATCGTGGGCAATGCGTTTCGAGCCAAGGTGCTTTGCTGATGACACGGGGAAATTGCGTCCTCGCCGGATCGGGACTATAACATAATTATGGGCGATCATCCTACCATACCGGACACGCGCGGCGCACCTCGCGGCGATCAATCAAAGCCCGAAGGGCGTCGTCGCGACGGTACGCCGCATGAGGGCATGTCGGGCAATCTGCCACACCAGCGCAGCGAGGAAATCGCCGTGATGGTCGCGGAGATGTCCGGCTTTGGGCTCTCTCAGAGCGAGATAAGCCATTGTCTGAACGCAGCGCATGGCGGCGGGTATTCGGTGGACACGCTCCAGCGGCACTACCGCGAAGAGCTGGATACGGGGCTTGCGGTGCAGAAGCACGCGCTCGTTAAGCGCTCCATCCGCATGGCCATGAGCGAGGAAGTGCCCGCCGGGGTGGACCCGAACGAGATGCTCAAAGAGGCTGGGCGGATGCTGCGTTGGGTGCTGCCGACTGTGTTTGGCATGAAGGAAACAATCGCCCATGAGCACACCGGCAAGGATGGAGGCCCCATTGAGCAAACCATCAACGCCGCCAATGAGTTCACCAGCAGAATTACTCGCCTTGCTTCCCGAGGATCAGAGGCTGGCGGAACTAGCGAGGATGACGCCTGAGCTTAGGGCGTCTCTCAATTACCATTGGCCATTCTGGGCGCGGCCCAGCCAGTTAGAGCCCGAAGGCGACTGGCGCACTTGGTTGGTCATGGCAGGCCGAGGCTTCGGCAAGACCGAATGTGGCGCGCAATGGATACGCCAGCGGGTTAAGGACGGCGCGCAATCGATCGCGCTTGTGGCTGAGACCCAGAAGGATCTGGAGGAGGTCATGGTGGCGCGCATCATCGCCATCAGTTCGCCCGATGACATGCCCGAAGTCCGCTACAAGCCGGTGCGCCTGATGTGGCCAAATGGAGCCCAAGCTCTTGGCTACAACGGCACGGCTCCTGACCAGTTGCGCGGCCCTGAGTTCGACACGGCTTGGGTGGACGAGTTGGCCAAGTATCGGCGGGCAGACGCCCTGTGGGATATGCTGCAATTCACGATGCGGCGCGGCGAGCGGCCCCGCGTACTGGTGACGACCACTCCCCGCCCAATTCCCACACTGCGTGCGATCATCAAAGCGGCAGACACAACCGTTACCACTGGTTCTACGATGGAGAATACCAGCAACCTCGCGCCATCGTTCATCAAGTCCATCCATGAGCGCTACGGCGGCACCCGGCTAGGCCGGCAGGAGCTTGAGGCAGAGTTACTGGAGGATGTGCCGGGCGCGCTGTGGACGCTGGCCATGATCGATGCCGAGCGGTGCGAGAAGGGCGGTGCGCTTGGTGGTGCGATCCTTCCCGTGCGCAATGGGCAGGTGGTTGAGATGCAGCGCGTGGTTGTGGCCATCGATCCCTCAGGAACCAAGGGGGACGGCGAAGGCGATGATATTGGCATCGTGGCGGCTGGCCTAGGGACCGATGGGCGCGGGTACGTGCTGGGGGACTATTCGTGCCAGCTATCCCCCGAGGGATGGGCGAGGCGTGCAATCGAGGCGGCTTCGTTGCACAAGGCCGACCGGATCATTGCAGAGCGCAATTTCGGCGGCGCGATGGTCGAGGCGGTCATCCGCGCTGCCGACCGGGACGCGCCTTACAAGGAGGTGACGGCAAGCCGGGGCAAGGTGGCGCGCGCCGAACCTATTGCGGCGCTGTATGAACAGGGCCGCGTCTCGCACGTTGGCAGTTTCCCCGAGTTGGAGGACCAGATGTGCGCGTTCACGCCTGCCGGGTACGTTGGCGATGGATCTCCAGACCGGGGGGATGCGCTGGTTTGGGCGCTTAGCGAGTTGATGCTAGGAGAGGAGAAGACGGCGTGGATCATGACCCGGAAGAAGCGATAGACTGGGCTGCAAATGCGATGCGCGATATGCCATATGAGGATCGCAACCGCCTCATCCGCGCAGGCAGTCCGATAGTTATTGACGCGCGCGAGATATTCGGCACTATCCCCTTATAGCGGCGCGCCTCCTCCCAGCGCTGTCCTCGCCGGATAGAAGGGAAATGGTGGGCCTGTCCTGATCGCGAGGGTGCGTCCGCTCTCTTTGTGTCTCGCCAAGGGCAGGAAAAGCGATGGGCTGGGGGCTTGAACACTCCCAGCCCTTTTTATGCGGCGCTGCCAGCCTGCACTGCCAACCGGGCGCACATGCGGGCCGATGCAAAGCTGGAGCCCCGCGTTTTGTCATCAATCACGCCGCTCACCTCATGGTCAATCTGGCGCACAAAATCAGCCGGGCGCGCGTGGCGGTATTCGGTGGCGAGAACGCTCACAACGCCTTCCTGCTGCCACAGGCGGCCTTTCACCTTGTCCGGCTCGTTGCCCATGCTAGCGACAATTGTGAGGCCGAGATGCGCGGCGAAGTCGGCGGCAATCTTTGAATTTTCGGGATCACCGCTGAATGCCGTGCAAACGTGGGTCGCGCCAGCCTGCTTGGCTTTCACCATCGTGTGTAGCATCTTGGACCAATCCATAACGGTGCCGCCGCCACGGTCCGCTTTGCCCTCGAAAGCCGACGCGTACATGATGCGATAATCGGTTCCAGCGGGGATTTCCGCTTGGATTGCGCTGATGATCTTTTGCCCATGGTCGGACTGCGTGGGGGCTGCAACGGTTTCGGTGATTTCCACGCGCGGATCGGCCTTCGGGGTTCCTGCGTCCACAACGGCGAGAACGATGGCGGCGGCGATGAGCATTTGCTTGATCCTTGGTCAGTGTTTCTGGAGCCCGTGTAGCGTGACATTTGAATGTAGGCAACATCTTTATGTGGCTTGCGCGGCACATAACTTTGTGGCAGTTGAGTGCTGGGGCCGAGGACGGAAGGCCTTGATCGCCGTGACAGCCGGGAGAGACCGGCACCGATATTCCGCGAGGTGCGTTGTTAGGCCGCACCGAACGGCGCAGGGCGGGGGGCGCTGGTTGAAGACGCCGCCTCCCCCGCCCGCTTCTCGCGCAATTGCCCATTCCCCCCATTTGCGGTAAATAGGGCGCATGACCACCTTGCAGGCCGTCCGCAACAGCATCCATCGCGGCCTTGCGCGCGCGCTGCCCCTTGGCTGGTGGGGCGGCTCCCCCAAGCATAACCACCCCAAGGACTTTGGCTGGCCCGAAGCGCTCGACTTCGAGCACTTCAAGCGCATGTATGAGCGCAATGGCCTCGCCACGGCGGCGGTTGATAAGACCGCGGCCAAGACCTGGGAAACGCACCCCTTGCTCTGGGAAAGTGAGGAGCCGGCTGAAAGCCCTTTGGAGGAGGACATCCGCCGCCGCTTTGAGATTCTGCGCTTGTGGCAGGCAATGATGAACGTGGATCGCCGCTCTATGGTGGGCCGCTACTCCGCCGCAATCATTCTGCTTGCCGACAGCCTGCCGCTGGATCAGCCGGTTACGCGCGTGCCCGGCGAACTCGATGGGCTTGCCGGCATCATTCCTGTTTGGGAAAACCAGCTCACGGTTGCCGAATGGGATGACGACATCAGCTCGTCCACCTATGGCCGACCGTCCATGTACCAATACGATGAGGTTGCCCTGGGCGAGAATGGCGGACAGAACCGTCAGATCAAGATCCATCCTGACCGCATTCTAATCTGGTCGGAGGATGGCACCATCCACGGTCGATCGATGCTGGAGCCCGGCTATAACGATTTGCTTGACGCCGAGAAGGTGAAGGGCGCGGGTGGCGAGGGCTTCTGGAAGACGGCGCGCGCCTCCCCCATGATCGAGGCCCCGGATGGCATGTCCATGGCGGACGTGATGAAGGGCATGGGCGCTGACACACCCGAAGACGCCATGGACGTGATGAATGAGCAGGTGGAAAGCTTCAATAGCGGGTTCGACAAGCTCCTAATGCTGGGCGGCCTCACGGCCAAGCCGCTCAACATCACCCTGCCCCAGCCAAAAGAGTTCTTTGACATTCCGGTGAAGTCCTTCGCCGCGTCGGTTCAAATGCCGGTTCGCGTGCTGATCGGCAACGAAACCGGCGAGCGCGCCAGCACTGAGGACGCGCGCGAGTGGGCGCAAGTGAACATGAGCCGCCGGGTGAACCTGTGCGTGCCAGTGCTGCGCGAGTTCGTTGGGCGCTTGGTGGCATGGGGCATCCTGCCTGCGCGCGATTGGACGATTGGATGGGCAGACCTTACCGAAGCCACCGCTGGCGAGAAGCTGGACCGTGCCTACCGCATGTCTGAGATCAATTCCAAGGCTGTGGCGGGCGACGAGCCGCCGTTCCTGCCGAATGAGATCCGCGAAGCTGCCGGTTATGACACAATCCCCGGCCTAGATGATGTGGTGGAGCCTGATGGCGCGCAGCCGGTCGAGCCCGAGGATATGGAGACTTCAGAATGAACAAGCAGGTTCGCATTAACGTCACCACAGTGGTCAACAAGTCGAAGATCCGGCGCGAGAAGCGCCACGGTCGCGACGTGATGATTGTGCCAAGCGCCACGATGCCAGACGATATCGTGATGAACGGTAGCGCAGGCCCAGTGCTCTATCCTGCCGAGGAAATCGAGAAGAGCTTCCGGCATCTGGAGCGAACACCCGCCCCGCTTGGGCATCCCATGGTCAACGGGCGGTTCGTTTCCGCCAGCGATCCTGAGGGCATCAACGTGGGCTGGATCGGCGCATGGAATGAGAACGTGCGCCGCGAGAATGGCCGCGTGCTGCTGGACAAGGTGATTGATGTCGAGGTGGCCAACCGCAGCGAGGGCGGCAAGCGCGTGCTCAATGCGCTGGAGGGGCAGGCTCCGGTGCATACTTCGACCGGACTGCTGGCCAAGATGGAGGCGGTTAATGGCGAGGGCTTGGCGCACAAGCACGTCGCGCGCGATCTGGTGTTCGACCACGACGCCATCCTTCTGGACGAAGCGGGCGCGGCCACTCCGGAAAAGGGCGTCGGCATCTTCGTCAATTCCAGCGGCTCTGAGGAGGAGATCGAGGTTATCAATTCATCGCTGGATGAGAGCGTCGATGACCAGATTGGTTGGCTCGCGGACGACATTGTCACGCGGGTCACGAAGCCGGATCGGGCTCCCTTGCTCGAAAAGCTCAAAACGGCTATAAAGGATGTTGTGAGGGGCTTCGATGCTCCAGCAACGGAAACAAAGGAGCCCCTCTCCGTGAACCAAGAACAAGTGGACGCGATCAACGCCAAGATGGATTCGCTGGCCACCGCCGTTAGCGGCATGGCCGACACCATCGGCGGGGCTGTCACGAACGCGCTCAAGCCGCTGACGGATCAGATGGCCGCGAATGCCGAAGCAGCCAAGGCCAAAGAAACCGCCGAGCGCGATGCGGTTGCTTCCAAGGTGGTGAACGCCGGGCTTCTGGACGAAGAGGCCGCCAAGGAAGCTTCTTTGGCCGTCCTCAACTCGCTGGCCGCGAAGATCAAGGCCCCTGTCGGCCATGCCGTCACTGTGAACGGTCAGGCCAAGGCGGCGGCCACCACCAAGGGCGGCTTCAAGCTGCCCGCAGCGGAGTAAGCGACCATGGCGCGCTACAACAAGATTTATGCCGGCCCCGTTTCGGAAAACCTGCCCCAAGTTCAGGAAGCGCCTGCCGCTGCCGCGATCATGCCGGGTTGCCTGATCGTTCGCACGGGCGGCAATTTCGCCCTTGCTACGGACACGACCACGGGGAAGATGTTCGTCGCTCAGGACAACTATCTGATCGGCGGCGGCGTGGACGACGCCTACAGCCCCGATGAAACTACCATCGGCATGGAGATGCTTGATGAGCAGTTCTTCTACCTCCGCTTTCCGAGCGGCGTGAATGTCGCGCTTGATGCCCCGATTTCTACGGGCGCTTCGGGCAAGGCGGCGGTCGCGGCGGCAGGCGATTTCGTTATCGGCTACGCCGAGGAAGCCTACAATAACACCTCTGGGCAAGACCAGCTTGTTCGCGTTCGCGCGGCCAAGGGTCACGTCCTGCCGGCGTAAGGGAGCCCACTTCGATGCGTTATTTTGACGAAGCACTGGTGAATGCTCACCCTCGCCAGCACGGCGCTTGGTGGCAGGAACTGACCGCCGAGCGCGAATACTTCCACCGCAAGGAAGATGAGCTGGCCGAGGTGCAGAACGCAGCGGCGGTGCTCCCGCGCGATGCGTGGATGGACCTCGATACCGTCACCCGCCGCGTCATGCGGACGGATGAGGGCGCGGTATGGATGAACGATCTGATGCCGCTGGCCAAGCCGGTGAACATCGGGAAGCTGGTCCACCTGTCTCGCGTGTCCTCGGACATCAGCGACCAAGTGGTTGTGTCGATTTCCGGCCAAGTGCCGGTGCCCCTCGATAAGTCCACCTATGACTATCGCGGCACGCCCGTTCCGATCTTCCAGAAGGGCTATGGCCGCGAATGGAGGGAATGGAACACGCTCCAGTCGGAGAATTTCGATGCGCTGGCAGACGATCAGGAAGCGACGGTCGCGCAGGTGCGCCGCCGCAACTCACTCTATGTGCTTGATGGTGATCCCCGGATCAACATTGGCGGTTACAGCGCATACGGCATCCGCACCTCCCCGCTGTCCAAGTCCATCAACTTGGGTGCGGCTGGCGCGAATATCGACCTTACCGATCCAACCGTGCCGTTTGCGACGATTGACGCATTCTTCACGGGCGCATTCGGTGCGATCATGGATGACAATTTGGTTGCCGCTCCGGTCAACCTCTATGTGTCTCCCCATATCGCCCGCAACTGGGATCGCCGGGCTGAAGAGGGCGTGGAGGGCACCATCCTCTCGCGCATCCTGGGCAACCGCCGGATCGCCAAGGTGGCGGTCAGCTTTGAGCTGCAAGGAAATGAGTTCTTCGGCTTTGTGCCGAGCGCGGAATATATCCGTCCGCTCGTTGCGATGGCGACCTCGACCTTCGCCATGCCCCGCAACTACCCGACCGCGAATTACCAGTTTGAGGTATGGAACGCCATGGGCATCGAAATCCGTGGCGACTTCAATGGCCGATCCGGGGTGTTCTATTCGGTCGAAGCCTAGTACTGGCCCGCATCAAGGCATGAGAGGGCGGTCCTTCGGGGCCGCCCTTTTCATTTGAGCGCATCCACCATCGCAATCCGCTCCCCGATCCAGCGCATGACGTCAGAGCAAAGGGCGACGAACTCGGCATCACTCAGTTCGCGCAGGGCTAGGTTCGCTTCGGTGCAGAGCCAGCGAAGGTTGTCGATCTCGTCGGAACCGCCACGGGCCTTTGCAGTGATGTGGTCCAGTTGCGCGTTCTCGCGGGTAAGTCGGCGGCCAGTAAGGGCACATCGGCCGCGCTGCCGCTTCCAGAGGCGAGCAAGGTCAGCAGCGGAAACATCGCTCTTGAGTTTCCCTGCGCGCATCCAGAAGAACCGACGCCGCTGGTATTCCTTCATCGTGGCGAGCCGCGCGCTTCGGTTTTCCCAATAGTCGCGCCTCTGATAGTCGCGTGCAGCATCAGGATCGGCTGCTCGCCGCTTCGCCATGCTTTCACGCTTCCGCCGGCGGTAAGTCTCGGGGTCGCGCTGTGACCACTCGCGCTGATACACCCGCTCGCACTCACGGCATTTGCCGATGCGGTAGCCCCGCTTGTGGACCCGGTATTCGGACGCAGAAAGCGTCACGCTGCAAGATTTGCAGACGAACATGCATCCTCCACCATCTGGATTCTTTGGCCCAGCCAACGGACAACGGGGACGGCAAAGCTGTTCCCGAGCGCCTTGTAGCGCGGCCCATCGGGGCACTCGTCGGCGGGCTTCCCGCGCCACGGGATCGCGGTGTAATCGTCGGGGAAGCCTTGCAGGCGCTCGCACTCGCGGGGGGTGAGGCGGCGAACTGCGGACTGACAGATGAAGTCACCGCCCTGATTGCCGCCGACCGGACCGCCAGCCATGATGGGTTGGGCAACGTCAGTCTCGCGGGCCTTGTAGTCCTTGCCGCTGTTCATCGGCATGATGGAGAAAGCCACCGCCTGCGGCACCGCGCGGGCCTCCAACGTGTAGGCCATGCCGTCGTCGCGCCAGCCCTTTCCATCGGGGCCGGCTGCGGCGTTCTCGGTTTCGTAATCCTGACGTCCCATTCCACCAGCGTTGAGGCAGTGGGAAGTGTCGCCCGTGGACGGGATCAGGTGCCCGGCTTGCCCCTGGTTATCGTCCGCGCCGCATGTTCCAACGCCGTTTGCAGCGAGGGCGGCAACAGGCGCCCCCGTTTCGCGGCGCGGCGCAGGATGCCCTTGCAGGCTGTGGCGCTCAAAAAGAACCGCTGCGGCACGGGTCCAGCTTCCAAGATGTCCGACAGCGAACACGCGGCGGCGGCGCTGTGGAACTCCGAAAAATTGAGCGTCAAGCACTCGGTAGGCGAACCCATACCCGAGTTCAACCATGCCCCCGAGGATGGAGCCAAAATCCCTTCCTCCGTTTGATGACAAGACACCGGGGACATTCTCCCAAACCAACCAGCGGGGGCGTGCTCGATTAGCAAGGCGGAGAAATTCAAGGGCGAGGTTGCCACGATCATCGCCCAATCCTCCTCGGAGTCCGGCGATGCTGAATGACTGGCAAGGGGTGCCTCCGACAAGAAGGTCAATTGGTCCGTATTCGTCGCCTTGGATTGTCGTGAAATCGCCATGCAGCGGCACCTCCGGATAATGATGCGCCAGCACGGCGCGCGGGAACTTCTCGATTTCGCTGAAGGCGGCGGGCGTCCATCCGATCGGATGCCATGCGACGGTAGCGGCCTCAATGCCAGAACAGACGCTCAGATATCGCATGGACAAGCCGCCCTCTCCTGAAAAAGCACTTCCCGAACGGCTGCGCGGCCCATACCATTCCTGCGCCGCGCCTTCTCTGCGATGTCCTGTAGCGTTTCGCCAGCCTTCCAGCGCTCGCGCATCTCAGCGTGTGGCATAGGCCCACTCATCGCAGCGTCCTCCGCCAAATGACAAACGGACCAAGCTTCCAGCCTTTACACGCAGATAGGGGCCGAATAGACCATAATAGGTGCGGACCTTGGCGCGGATCATGCTGCACCTCGCGCTTTTGCAATAGCTGCGCTGGCGAGCGCTATTTTCGCCTGAATAACCCGCCTCGCCGTGTCATCCGAGGTTTCAGCAAGCGCCGTCACCAGCACGGCCCGGCACTGAATGGCTACGTCCAGCAAATCAGGCGCGGCGGCGATTAGGCGGGCGTTGGCAGCATCCCGATCAATGGTGTCGGCTCCCGACAATCCGCCTGTGACAGCGATATAGGCCATGTTGGTAAGCGGAACATGATCCCCGTCCGCGAATACATTGCACCCGTTACGAACAGCCCAAGGCCCCGGCGTGTGCTTCGCATTTTCCATCTCATTCGTTTCTCTCTGCGGAATAAGCTCCTGCCCCTAGGTGCCACACTAATATGTGCCGCGCAATAGGAAAACGGCAAAGCTTTATTGGCGGGCCGCCTCATGCTATGGTGCGGCAACGCTCAACTGGCGAGGTTCCTTCCATGAAAATCCGTGTCACGTCCCCCCGCAGCATCTACGGCAAGAATGGTGAAGATCTTGTCGGGCAGACCATCATGCTCAAAGGGCAACCGCCCGCAGGATGGAAGGGTAAGTATGAGGTCGATAGGCCCGAGGCCGAAGATGGCTCAGTGCCCGTCACCAACGAGGATGGCGCGCCCACCCTCCAGATGGCCCAGCTACGGGAGCAGTTGGACGCGGCAGTTGATGCGCGCGATACTGCGATCCGCGAGCGCGACGATGCTATTCGGGAGCGGGATGCTCTAGCCGCATCGATCAGTACCGAAGGCGAGGATCAACCTGCGGAGGACGAGGCCCCGAATGGCCCTGATGCAGAAGGCGAAGTCGTGGACCAGCTCCGCGCAGAATATGCCGAACTGACGGGTGGCCACGCTGACAAGCGCTGGAAGGAAGAGACCCTGCGCGAGAAGATCGATGCGGCCAAGGCAGAACAGGCCGAGTAAGTGGCCTACGGCTCCGACATCGGCTTCCAGACTTGGCTCGACAGCCATGGCTATGCGCTGCCGGAAGGCGCGCCTAGCTTGGCTGTCCTGCGCACACGGGGCTCTGCCTACTTAGACGGCACCTATGAGGGCATCTGGACCGGACATCGCACTGACGGGGCTGCGCAGGCGGACGCATGGCCCCGCACGGGGGCACGCATCGCTTGCACCAGGGCCGTGCCGTCCGATCTGGTGCCCGTGTCGGTGGAATATGCATCCTATCGCGCGGCGCTGCTGGAGGGCATGAACCCCGGCATTCTGGCGGTTAGCGCCACCAGCGGGCAGCGTGTCGCGCGCGAGAAGGTCGATGTTATCGAGGTGGCATATCACAATGACGGCGGCGCTTCGGCGGGTAGTGGCAGTGTGGCGTTCATTGACGGCGAGATTGATGGCGCTATGCGCGTTTTTGTCTGTGGCAATGCGGGCGGTGTTTTTCTTAGGGCGGTGGGCTAGAAACAATATGAAATTCACGATCAAAGCGGGTTCATCGCCCCAGCAAATCCTTGATGGCACGCAGACGGACTACACACTGATCAGTGTGCAGGAAGGCTCTGGGCTGCTCTATGTGGGCGGATATTCGGAATCAGGCTTTCCCTTCCCGATGGGCGCGCTGGAAGATCGTCGCATTGTGCTGCCGCCGGGCGAAACCGCCTCTATGTCGGCAGGCTCTGCTACCGTTCGCGGGACGACAGGTAATTATGGCGCTGCGGTCACGCCTCCGGGTCCAATAAACTCTGCGCCGGTATTTACCTCCGGGACGACCGTGAGTGTCCCCGAGGGCAGCACCAGCACGGGTTATATTGCAACCGCGATTGACGCGGAAATGAGCAACATATCTTATGGCATATCGGGCGGCATGGATGCCGCCCTGTTCACCATAGAAAAAACTAGCGGCGCGCTAAGCTTTATCACGGCCCCTGATTTCGAGGGGGTGGATTCTAGGGACACTTACGAGGTAATTCTTTCCGCGACTGACGGGGTTGCAACAGCTACCCACAAGGTCGCGGTGAGGGTGACGGATGTTCTGGAGCAAATTGCTTGGACGCCGTCTATGATTTCAGTGAATGGGCTGTTTGAGGCAAACCAAGGCGCATCCATGCTCAATGCTTCGGGGGCTGTGGCGACTGAGGGTCAGGCCGTCGCTACGTGGCGGGACCAGTCGGGCGGCAACCGACATCTTGTGCACGCGACCACCCCGACATTCCCCAACAATGGTATTCCGCCTGTCCTCGGCACCCCGTCGCCGTCGAGCCGCAACGGAACGCGCCCACTTGTATTCGATGGCACCATGGGGATGGCTTCGGCGACATTCCCTGCAATGACCGAATGGTCACTTGTCGTTCTTGCCCGCATGCGTGATCCCGGCACATCAAGCCGGTTCATCTTGGCGAATAACACGCCATCGGTCGGCGTTCAGAGCAACAACATCATTCAATCATCATCGTCCGAGGCAGGCAGCTTGCGCGCCTTCCAGGCGCCTGGCATCGAAGTCAGCACTGCGGATCGTTTGCGTACGATTACGCAGGTGCGTTCGGCGTCGGCGACGAACACCAATATTCGCGGCTTGGACAGCGGGGGCAGCACTCAGGCTGGCGCGGCTTTTCCATCCGGCGCGAGATGGTTCCTTGGATCATCGAATGGCCAAATCAATAACGGCATCATCGATGTATTCGCCTTCGCCGTGGTTCCGCACGCTATGACGCTCGCTAACAAACAACGGCTTGAGGGATACCTGGCATGGTCCACTGGGTTGGAAGGCGACGATGGCATTCTGCATCCGGCGCACCCGTACAAGAGCGCGCCGCCGATGGTGCCGGCCGGCACGACTTCGACCATAGAAATGCCGATGTCCGCCACCGCGGCACAAACGTATTTGGGCGGCTTCACCGAAGTCCAGGTCGATAGCTTCAACGGAGGCGCTCAGGGTGCGACAGCTGTTCCGGCTACTGATAGCACTACGGATCTTTGGGGCCTGCCTTATTCGCTCACAGCAGCAGAAAAGACCCGAATGCGCGATGCCATGTTCCCGGGCGACGGGACGATGCACCGCTATATCCGGTTCCCTCTTGGCTTCGCCTATCGGGGGCTGCGCAATATCGACGGAACCAGTGGCCTCGCGCGCAACATTGGTGAACGCTACGCCGGACAGAACCAGTCGGTTGCCGATCTGCTTGCTAACGTAGTGCCTGGCGGTGGTGGATTACTCGCTGAATACTGGAGCCCCGCCCCTCACTGGAAGACTACCAGCGCCTATGCCAACGGGCGGCTCTGGGCAGGTACGGGCTATTCGCGGGCAACATCGCTGGATAGCATCCGAACAAGTGCGCCGACAGCTTATGCCGCACAGATCGAGGCCTTCACCACAGCGGTCGTGAATGATCTTGAATACCTGCACGCCAACGTCGGGCCGGTACGTGGTTTTGCGCTTCAGAATGAAGCCATCAGCACGATCGAAGAGAACTACGGCACGTGTATATATTCCGCCACGGAATACATGGATGTCTGGAAGTCGGTAGTCCCGAAGATCCGTGCAAGCAGTGTTCTTGCAACCTACGGGGGGAATCCGAACTCGGTCCTTATTCATGCCGAGAGTTGGAACGGCTTGGCGGCGACAGCAGCCCTCTGGGATAGCGCAACAGCGCTATCGACCGGCAAGACTGCCTTGCAGGAATTGTGGGCTCAGTCGATCCACCAGATCAGCGCGATCTCGGCTGACCCAGATTACATCAAGACAAATGCGGCCTCGCTGGCAACGCTCGCTCGCGGCAGGCCTACGATCATCAGCGAGTTCGAGTATTTCACTCCCGGCAATTACACGGATGCCCAGAGGTTCGCTCGCACTGCACTGAAGATGGTTCACGAACTGAACCTCCTTGGCTCGCCTGCTGTAATGCCGATCATCCACATGGTGAAGCCGTTAGGTCAAAACGGCTCTGCGTCATCAACGCTCGGCTATGCCTTGACCAAAGCGCGACTGCCCGAGCCTTACGGGATCGCACCAGGCTCCACGGGGGATGTCGATCCGACCATCGGTTATGGCGAGTTCGACTTTATCGCACCGAACTACAATGCCGCGAAGTTTCTCTGCGGCAACCTTCCTGCTGGCGCGGTGATCCATAAAGTCTCGCTGACAGGCGGTCCTGCGGGTCTGGGCTGTGTTGGGGCGAAGGTTGCGGGTAAGTTCCGGATATTCATCGTGAACCTCTCCACGGTCACCCGTTCCGTCAGTATCGGGTTGCCATCATCGGGCACCTACAGCGGCAAGCGGTACAGCGCGGGCCTACGAGGTGCGCCCATTGCCGGTACGCGCACCGGAGCCTCGCTGAGTGTGTCGATCCCGGCGAACTGCGCCGAATGCTGGATCGAAGCGTGAGCCTCGGTTTTCTGATCGAATATTCCCAAGGGGCCTGACAAATGCGCACTGTTATCGAAAATAACGAAGAGACCGTCATTTTGGACGGAACCCAAGCGCACAAGACCATTCTGCGGGTGACGAGCGGGACCGGGCTTCTCAGCATGGGGAGCGACTTCGCTATCAGCATGGGGCTTTTCGGCATCCGTGCGGCAGTCATTCCGCCCGGCACCATGGCAAGTGTGCGCGGCAGCGGCATGGGCCTCACCGTAAGCACGGGCGTTTTCGGCGATGAAGGGGACTATGATCCAATTCCCGTTGATGACACGCCCCCAGAAGTGACAACCCCCAGCCTATCGGCGGCGTACACCGAGGGCTCTGTCATCAACTTCGACCTGTCTGCGAATGAGCAGGTTACTTGGTCCGCTTCGCATTCCTATAGCGGCTCACTTGATCCTGCCACTGGCATCGGCTCATACACCGTCCCCGCTTACGATGCGGCGGATGCCACGCGCGCTTGGTCTTTCTACGCCACTGACAGTTGGGGCAATGTCACTGAATGGGTGGTCGAGATCGACATTGTCTCAGCTCAGGCTGCGCCCGAGATTACGAGCATTGAGATCCAGGGCGGCCCTGCAATTGAGGGGCGGGAACTTACTGCCGTCGCGAAGTTTAACGGCACGGGCACAGTGTCCTATCGCTGGTGGACCGATGGTCCCGACCTAAGCACCAGCAACAAGTTCACCCCCACTGGCCTCTCCCACGGGCAGGCGATCAACGTCGAGGCCATTGCCACTGGCCCCGGCGGCACAAGCGCCCCTGTCACCACCAGCGTTTCCTTTATTAAGCAGCCGCCCGTTGTGCAGGGCACTATCACTGGCAACGCGCAGACCGTCACCATCCCGCTAAGCAAGCGGGTAATCCTGCCCGCTGATCCCGTTGCCGTTGCGGCCACTTTCACCATGACAGTGGCCCGCCTTGGCGCACCCATCGCGGCCACGGGGCTGACGCTCAGCATCGATCCAACCGGCATCAACCTGCAATTTCCGCAGGCACTGGTGGCCGACGAGGCATTCACGATCAGTCATGCGCCCACCGGGACTGCGTTTCTGGCGGATGCCAATGGCGAGCGCTTGGCGGCCTTCGCCGGCTTGGCCGGATTGAACAAGACCGCTCTGCCTGAAATCCTTGTCACCTATGATCTGGTGGATACGGTGATGCGCGAGGGCGGCCCGGATGGAGACCCTGCCACCGATTCCCATGCGCGGGCGCGCTTCACTATCAGCCGCCCGGTCGATCCGCGCGACGGCACGGTTTCGATCAGCACTCGCATTGCGATCCCGCCTTATTCCAGCAACCCCATGCAGGCCGAGGATGTGGTGGGTGGCGAGCACACCGTAGTTATCCCGTTCGAGGTAGGCGGCCCCACGACCAAATACCACATCTTCACGGCGGTCGATGACCCGCTGGTGGAGGATTACGAACAATTCCGCGTCGACATGCTTAACCCGGTCGGGCTCAAAATGAGCGGCACGCAGTCGCGCTTTGGCGGGATTTACAGCAACGACAGTGCAACGCCCACACCGCCACCTCCTCCTCCGCCGCCGCCGGTCATCAGCAACTTGCGGATGGAAGGCACTTTTGCGCCCGGAGAGACCATCACGTTGCTCTATGACCTGTCGGGCACGGTGGCACCGGAGGACATCTATATCTTCTGGCAAAAGAATGGGGCGAACGAGAGAATCGTCAATCCCGGTCTGTCGGGCGCTCAGCTATTCCTTGATCCAGCCATCTGGGCTGAAGGCGACGTAGTCACGGGCTATGTTTACGCTGTCGATGCCGCCAACCAAGAAGACGACGATTACGTCTTTGAGACATTGGTTGCCCCAGCCGTGGTGAACACCGCCACCAGCATCGCACATCAGGACGCGACTTTCACCTTTGCCCAAGCAGAGCCCACGGGCACCTATGCAAACGGCGAACCATGGGTGGTAGGGCCTGTCTCCATCACATCCATCGGGCCAGTGAGCGAGCAGCACAGCGGCACTTATAGCAGTGGTCGGACCTATACGAACAGGTGGGTTCATGGCACCGAAGTAGATCCGGGAAACCGCCGCCACAGAGGCGGCACGCGGGCGGGCAATCAGGATATTGCCGTTCAGGGCATGATGGGTGTGCCCCCCACGACAAATCTCGATAGCCCTGATTATTCGCACACGCTGAACCAAGACCCCGGAGCATTGGGCGGGCCGCTCAATCTTGACCGGGGCAGCGTTTTCAAGTTCATCTCGCGCGATGGTCGCAATGGCCGTCAGCGGGTTAATGAGCAGTTGCGTCCCGGCGGCGAAAGGGGCTCGCTCCTAACCGTTGTGGATGTCGCCCCGCATCCGCGCGCGCTACGCCCCGGCGTGGCCGCAAGCGACAAGACATCCTATTTCACGCAAGACGATTGGGACATAAGCGTGTTCAGGAACTTGCCGAAGGTTCCGGGTGCAGAAAGCGCCCAAACCATCCTCAAGAAGGTGCAAAGCCCTTGGCCGATCCAAAGCACCGACACGCTGAACGCGCCCGTGCTGGGCATGTGGAACAATGGGCATTCAGGCTATCCGCGTGAGGTGGCGCAGAATTTTGGCGACATCGCCATCGCCCTGCACTTCAATTATACGCCGGCGGAGAAGATTGCGTTTCTAAACGCGATATGGGCAGTGGCTATTGATAGCCATGAGCGCACCATGGAGGGCGGTTATCCCGGCGAGGGGACGGGTGGCGGCCTGCGCGGCGGTAACGGCGCGTCCTACCGCCATGCCGCATTGGTTCTTTGCTGCCGCGCGCTGAATAACGCGAACACCCTGCCGGGCGCGCAGGCCAAGCTTGCGGAGATGAAGTCCGTTGCCGATTATGGGCAAAATCCGGTCTACCCCGAGGACATCATGGTCCACTTGGTCACTCAAAAGGTGGTGGATATCGGGGGCATCTTCCAGCAAGACACGCAGCCGCCGCCCCGTCCGCAAGACCCTTATCTTACATGGTTCATCGGGACCAACGATGGCAACGCCGACGCCTATACCATCGAGAATTACGGCAGCAACCTGAGCCTGTCTTATCGCGACATCAACGCGGTGAATGGCATGGGCGCGGTCATTTCGGTGATGGCTACGCAGGGTGGGGAAGCGCTGTGGAACCATCCTGGCTTTTTCCGCTATTACCGCGCTTTCCGCGAGTTGTGGCAGACATTCCCCTATCCCGGCGACGGCACGATCCGTTGGGGCTCCAACTCGGGAGAAAGCGAGCGCGTAAACACCTACCGCGCTGCAATGTTCGAGGCTGTCTGGCCCAACGATCCCGCTCCGCCAGTTCCGGTCGCCGCCTACATCAAGGATGATTTCATCTGGGTGACTTTCAACAAGCCACTGGTGGAGCTTGTTTCGGTTCCGGCATCCAACTGGACTGTGCGCGTGAATGGCACCGTGGTCCCTGTAACCATCCCGCCAGCTCCTGTGTCCAAGCCACCGCAGAGGCAAACCGACAAGACCGCCATCCACGGCATTTTCCGCGAGAATGCCGGTCTGAAGCTGCCTCAGAAGTATGATTCCAAGGCTACCGCCACCATCAGCTACGCGGGCGGCTCTGGCACGAACAAGCTGCGGAGCGCGGTGCACCATGTCAATGTCGCGGCTTTCAGCAACCTTGCTGCTACCAACCTGACGGAGAAGATCGGGGGCATAAATCCGACCTATCCGGTTGTGCGCTTCGACGGATCTACCCCAGACAAGCTTAGCAGCGGCAAGGACAGGCGTTGGGGACCAAATGCGCCGCGCGGCTCGCTGTATATCTCCAAGCTGCGCATCCTTTCGCGTCCTTCATCCAACATTCTCTGGTTCGGCAGTCTGAACGGCTTCACCGTCCACCTCTACACGGATGGGCACCTGCGGATGACGCTGCGAGATGTGGCCACCAATTCGATGATCGCCCGCATCAGGACTGGTGCGTTGCCTGTCAGCACGACAGCAAGCCCCAAGGTGCTGGATATCCTGTTCCACTGGGATATCGAAGACCCCAGCGCCGGGACAGGGCACGACATCCTCATCAGCGAGAACGGCGGGGCGTTCGCCAGCAAGAAGGCTAGCCCGGTCGAATGGAGGGGCGCTCCAGGCGTGTCGCTGAACTGGAACAGGGATTCCAACATCGGGCTCGGTAGCGGATTCAATGGCGAGATGGGTGGGCTGTGGATGAGCACCAACGAGCGCGTCACTAATCCGGAGCTGTTCCGCGAAGTGCTGCCGAACGGTTCGCTGCGGGTGGGCACCCTTGGCGACGGCATCACTGGCAAGAGGCCCGAGGTGTTCGTGGTCGGCAACGCGGCGCAGTACAACAGCGTTGCCGGCGTCAACCGTGGCTCGCTTCCATGGAAGCTTTATGCCGAAGGCCCACCCTTTGTCGCGCCGGGCGGCACGCCGAGGACTGGCACGGTTATCGAGCCTGTTTCCGGGGGCGAGTGGATCTGATGAGCATTTATGACCGCATGGCCGCCACCACCAAGCGCCTGCTGCGCCCGGCAAGCGCTGGTGGCTTCGGTCAGGGGGTGATCCAGCTTGTCCGTTACGCGGAGGTGGTGGATGCCGCGTCAAATCCATGGGATGCCCCGGAGCCGCCAGAACGTGACGTGACGGTGCTGGATGCCGTATCGCGAGGCGTCTCTGCTGGCTTGGTGGGGTCAACTGTCGCGCCCGGCGTGCATGTGATGACCACCGATCAGGAGGTGCTGTCCGCGCCATGGTCCGGCGAGTACCGACCCACCGATGTGTTGGAGATCGACGGCATGCCGGTGACGGTGCTGCGCGTGGACAACATCCCGCCCGTTGGCACCGTTTGCGCAATTCGGTTTATCGTGCGCGGTTAGCCCTTGCGGGGCACATATTGGTGTGGCATGGGGGAGGCTCCACACTTAGGAGGAACCCGATGGCCGACACATTCAACCCCAAACCCGAAAACATGGACAGCATGGAAGCCGACGCTTATCGCGGCATCTTCCAAGCCATGCTGCTCGCCCACCAGACCGCCACCGAGGCGGGGTGGTATCGCAACCCGGAAACCGGCGAGACCATCGAGCGCAACTTTGGCGAGGTGGTGGCCCTCATGCACTCAGAACTATCCGAGGCGCTAGAGGCCGACCGCAAGGGCCTCAAGGACGACAAGTTGCCGCACCGCGACGGCCGAGAGGTTGAGTTCGCGGATTGCATTATCCGTATTCTCGACACGGCGGCGGCCCTTGGCCTGGACGTTGCGGGCGCGCTGATCGAAAAGAACCGCTACAACCGCGAGCGCGCGGATCACAAGCTTGCCAACCGCGCGGATGGCGGGAAGCGGTATTAAATGGCCACCGAAGCGCGCGCACTAGCTGAACTCATTGCCAAGCTGGAGCCCGCGCTTCGGGACGCCTTCCGTGCTGCCATGCAGGACTTGCGCGACGGCATAGACCGGCAGGGCCTCATTGCGGCGCTAAGCCGTGGCGATGTGGATGCGGCGATCCGCGCACTCAATATCGAGCCCGCCGTGTTCAACACCTACCTCACCGCGCATATCAGCGGCTTTGCGCAAGCGGGGCAACTGTTCGCTTCGATGATCCCCACGGCTTCGGCGCTTGCATCCACATTCCGTTTCGACATGGCCAACCCGCGCGCGGATCGGCGCATCCGTGAATTGGCGGGCGATCGCATCGCGGGATACACGCAAGAGCAGACCGAAATCGCGCGCCGCGTCATCAGCGAGGGCTATTCGCGCGGCGACGGGCCGCAGAACATCGCTGTCGAGATAGCTGGGCGCATAGATCGGGTCACATGGCGGCGGCAGGGCGGCATTGTGGGCCTTTCGGACCCGCAGGCGGGCTATGTGCAGTCCATGCGCGAAAGGCTCCTTAGCGGCGACCCTAGACAGATGCGCAAGGTGTTGGCTGGCATGACGTTGCGGGACAAGCGGTTTGACACAGCCATCGTCAAGGCGATTGAGGAAGGTCGCCCCGTCCCGCGCGCGGTGGTCGAGAAGATGACCGCGCGATATGCCGACCGCTTGTTGCGCCGCCGCGCCGAAGATATCGCGCGCACGGAAACCGCGCAGGGCGTGATGGGTGCGCGAGCGGAAAGCTACCGGCAGGCCATCGATAAGGAAGGTCTCGCCGCCGACGCCATCACAAAGGTTTGGGTGCATAGCGGCGCGGGCGATGACGACGCGCGGCTACAGCATATGTTGATGAACGGCGAAAAGGTGGTAGGATTGGAGACGCCTTTCCGCCTGCCGGATGGCACATTGATGCAGCACGCACACGACCCATCCGGGGGTGCTAGGCACAACATCAATTGCCGCTGTGACACGCGGTTTGAGATCGACTTCACCAGAGGAGTTCTGTGATGACCGAGATGGTTAAAAGGTTTGGTCCATTCTCTATAGGTTGCGAGATCGATTCTGTGGGATGCTTGGCCATCGAGACGCCAGAAGGTCATTTCCTTGTTCCAGAAGAGCAAGTCGAGAGCATGGTGGACCACATCCATAAGGTGCTAAATCGTGAGCCCATAATCGATGCCGAGGACTATCTAGCGTTCCTTGCTCGCGCGGAGAAGCTGAGACGCCTTGCTGGCAGGGGATCCCCTGATGGCTTGTAAGAATTGCGAGGATCGCCGCCGTAAACTACGCGATGCGATCATGGCGGGCCACCTTGCCCAAGCCGCGAATCACGCCGTCACAGGCGTGGCGGAGATGACCGGCCTGCGGGCCATGGAGACCGAAGATGGCATGGACGGGGACGGACCCCGGGCAATGGGCGAGGGAGACGAAGGAACGGCTTCTCGCCGTGTTTCGCGCAAGCGGGCAAGAACTCGCCAACGAGATGACGCGGACCCGAGCTAACGGTGGCAACGTGCCGGTCAAAACCGGCAACCTCGCCCGCTCGTTGCTGGCCCAGAAGGGCGCTCCGCCACGGCAGGGCGCGCCCGGTGTGCGGTTCGCGGGCTTCGACATTGGCCCGGTGCTCTTGAGCCTCCAGCCTGGGGACACCCTGTTTCTCGGCTACCAAGCGAACTATGCGCGGCGCATGAATTACGGTTTCGTCGGGCAGGACAGCTTGGGCCGCACCTACAATCAAGCCGGCTTCGGCTTTGTCGAGCGCGCCGCCGCAAAGTGGCCGCAAATCGTCACGCGCGTTGTAATTGACATGAGGGTGAATGGCGGGGCTGTTTCGTCAACCTCAGTGGGGAGAAGGTAAATGGATGGAGAGTTCGGGCACGATTATGGCCGCTTGTTGGTCGCGGAAAAGTTCGACAAAGACGGCGACCTGTTTTTTAGCGTTGGCGAGGAGGACGCCTATCTAAGTGCGGATGATGTGCGCGGGCTGATTGCGTACCTCCGGGAGATTGTCACCAATGCCGACTCCTGAAACCGAGACTTGGCTGGCGCTCAAGAGCCGTATCGATACACTCCCCATCCCGGCGGATTGGGAGGTGTACGAGCCGGACGTTACGGTTGAACCGCCCCATGATGAAATCGGCCCCTTGCCTTACGTGCTGGTGAGCGATGTGCGCAATGAGCATCAGCGCATCGGCATCAGTGGTAACGGGAAGGTGCGGGGCGTGCTGCACATCCGCAGCGGCACGCTCATGCTGGCGCTGCACTACCCGGTTGCGCGCCCCGCCACCTATACGCAGCTTGTGGAGATGGCTGGCAAGATCGCCGCGCACTTCCCGGCAGACACGCGCATGAAATACGGCAGTACGTGCCTACGGGTGACGCAAGACGCGGACGCAGACCAGCCATACAGGGAGGGCGTGGACCGCGTGCTTATCGTGCGCGTGCGGTGGGCAAACGCCTGAATTGCACTTTGCCCGCAAAAGCGGTATTGTGCGCCCGTCATGACAACCCCTAGCGCGGGGGCTCAGCGGGAGTTTTTCCATGGCCAATCTGATTTCTGTTGCTGGTTCCAAGCTCTACATCGGCCCCAAAGTGGTTGTGCCTGATCAGGACATCGACCTCACCTACTTCGCTGGCTTCGACTGGACCGAAGTTAACGGGTGGACCTCTGCTGGCGCGCTTGGCGACACGCAGGAAATCATCTCGCAGTCGGTCATCAACCGTGGCCGCGTCCTGAAGCTGAAGGGCACGCGCGACGCCGGCAACATGGAAAACACCTTCCTGCCGATGATTTCCGACGCTGGCCAGATCCGTATGCGGCAAGCCATTGATAGTTGCGGCTCCTATGCCTTCCGCATCGAGTGGGGCGCGGGCTGCGTAGATGAAGGCGATGTGACCATTTCTGCCGATAGCCGCGTTACTTGGCCCGGCGGCCACGGACTGGAGCCCGGCTCGCCGGTTGTGTTTACGCCCGAGGATGGCACCTTGCCGACCGGACTGAGCGCGGACACCGCCTATTACATCGTGGACCCGACCGTGCTGGAGTTCTCGCTTGCCGCCACCCCCGGCGGCGCGCCCATCGTTGCGACGGGCGCTGGCACTGCCACGCGCATCACCGCCACCGCGCAGCCTGCCGGTCAAACTGATATGTTTGTTGCCATGGTTATGCCGGGCGCGCGCACTGGCGGCGAGGCGAACACCGCGCAGATGCGGACATGGTCCATCGCCGTGAACACCAATATCGTAGAGGTTTGAGGCGCGAACTAACCCCCCACGCGCTCAGACCGGGGCGGCGGCTTGTTCGGGTGGCCGCCGCCTTCGTAAACCCGAAGCCCGAAAAACCCCGGAGACTAGCATGGACATTTCCAACATCGATAAGAAGGTGGACCTCACTGGGGGCCACTGGATTGGCGACATTCCCGATCAGCCGGGCGTGGAATTGAAGGTGCGCAGCACCAATTACAAGCCGTTCCGCGTGGCTACCGCTGGCCTTGCTCGCCGCAACACCAAGCAGCTCAACACCGATGAGGGACTGGTGGACTTCACGATTGCCGCCGGCAAGCCGCTTGCTGAACACATCCTGCTCGACTGGAAGGGCATCGAGAGTAAGGGCAAGGCCGTCCCCTATGCCAAGCAGACAGCGCTTGCCATCCTCACCGCCGACGATGACCACGGCATTGGCCAGGGCTTCCGGCGTGCGGTGGAGTGGGCTGGCGATCAGGTTGCCGAGAAACTGGCCAAGGAAACCAAGGCGGCGGAGGGAAACTAACCCAAGCCGTCCAGTGGGCTCTCACCACTTCGGATGCGTGGCGAGAGGCAAAGAAGGCGGGGGTGCTCATTCCGGAACTAGAGCCGCCGGAGATCATGGATGGATTTGGTGGCTGGTATGAGGATTTCTGGGAACTTTCCACGGAGCGCCAAATCGGAATGGGGGTTGGCCCCATCCCTGCGTCATGCGTCACTCGCCACTGCGCTGGATGGCGTTATGACGATGCGGACATGTTCAAGGCGTGCATCCGCGCCATGGATGCCGTTTACCTCGGCCATGCCAATAATCCCGGTGACAGCGCGCCGCCCGCGACAGAAGCGCCAATGTCGGCCCGTGACGCCTTCCGCGAGAATTTCGGCAAGGGGGGCTGATCGTGGCTGACATTGCGGCACTTGGCCTTTCGGTAGACAGCGATGGCGTGGTTTCTGGTGCGAAGGCGCTGGACAACTTCGCCGCGTCTGCTGACCGGGCAGGCAAGACCGCCGAGCGCACAGGTGGATCCACGTCCAAGATGGGCCGTGACTATTCTCGCGCAGCCAAGGCTGCGCAGGAGGCGGCTGCGGCTCAAAAGGCTGCTCAGGCTGCGTCCGCTGCTTTGGGTGCGTCGAATGCCCAATTGGGCGGGCACATGGCCGCGCTAGCGTCCCTCTCCAGCAATGCGGCAAGAGCCACTTCCACCACTGGCGATGCGGCAACTAGTGCAGCGTCGGGTGTGGGGGTGCTGGACGCCCGGGTTGAAAGTATGAACGCGAGTTTGCGCGCCACCCGACCAGCGGCTGCGGATGCTGCTGCGTCCCTCGGCAGGGTGAGCGCGGCCGCCAACGATAACATCAATTCGATGCGGCACAACACCGGCAACATCGCCGCGCAGTTCCAAGATATTGGCGTCACGGCGGCCATGGGCATGAACCCCATGATGATCGCGTTGCAGCAGGGCACGCAACTTTCTGCGGTGTTCGCTGCAAGCGGGGGAAATGCATTCCGCACTCTGGGGGCATCGATTGCCCAAGTCCTGAGCCCCGTGGCGATGCTCACCATTGGGCTGGTCGGGCTTCTCGCTGCCGGGATGCAGATGGTGGATTGGGCGGCGCTGGCGCAATCGACCATGAACGGCTTGGCCGATGTCCTAGAAGAATACTCTGTCGCCATCGCTTACGCCGGAGCCGTCACGCTTCTCGCGTTCTCGCCGCAAATCCTCGCCGCCATATGGTCGGGATTGGTAGGCATCGTGGGGATGCTCAAGTCCATGGCCGTCGCGCTGTGGGCACTCGCTGCCGCCAATCCGTTCACGGCCATTGTCCTCGGCATTGGTGTGGTGCTGGCGGCGGCCTATGTGTTCCGCGACGAGCTGAGCCAAATTCTGGGCTTTGATATTGTCGAGGCCGCGCGGGCGGGGGCGAACTGGATCGTCGGCGGCTTTGTGGGCACCTACAACGCCATCACCGCCATCTGGAGCAAGCTGCCCGCTGCCATTGGCGATATGGCTGTGCGCGCCGCGAACGCGACCATTGCCGCCATCGAAGGCATGGTGAACGGGGCGGTGAGCCTCATCAACGACCTCACCTCGCAACTGCCCCTCGGCCTTGGCGATGGGATGGAACTCGGCAACGCCAGCTTTGGCCGCCTGGAGAACGCATACGCGGGCGCGCAAGCCGAGGTGGAGGGGATCGCCAACGCAGCACTCGAAGCGGCTCAGGGCGTCGATTACGTAGGCAAGGGAATTGCTTTCGTTAAGGGCGCGGCGAGCGATGCTGCGGGCTACTTGCGTGATTGGGCCTCGCAAGTAGGCGAGGTGGCGGACAAGGAAAAGAAGGCCCGGAAGGAGCGCGAGGCCAAGCCGAAGAAAACCGAGGCGGAGCGGCAGGCTGAGGAATGGGCCAAGCTCACTAAGGACGCGGACAACCAGATGCGCGCATTGCGGCAGGCTGGCGACCGGATCGGCGTTTATGGTGAGGCGCTAACCCGCCTCACCTATGAGCAAGACCTGTTCAACAAGGCTCAGGATGCAGGCATTGACCTAACGTCCGAGATGACGGCGGAGTTGATGCGCCGCGCTGCTGCCATGGCCGCGCAGGACACCAGCAACAAAAACCGCGAGTTCTATCGTGGGACGATCCAAGACACCAAAGAAGAACTTGCTCTGCTGGTCCGGCAGCGCGGCGAGGTGGGGCTGTCCGGCGCGGCGCTGGAATCGTATCGCTACGTCACAGAGAAGCTATTGGAGGCCAAGCGCGCGGACATTGAATTGACCGCCGCGCAAATCGAAGTGCTGCACCAGCAGGGAGACGTTATCGCGCGCACTCGCGCCGAGGTGGAAGGTTTGGCGGCCTCGTGGAAGCGCGTCACCGAAAGCTCCGGGCAGTTCGTCACTGAGTGGCTGGAGAACCAGAAAACCCGCGTTGAGGACGCGCGCGAAACCGTGGGCGGCTTCTTTAAGTCGTGGATCGATGGTGCGCGCAACGGCATGGGCGTAATCAAGTCCTTTGGCGATGCCGTAATGGGTACGCTCAACAAGATTGCCGACCGCCTACTGGACAAGGCACTGGACAGCTTCCTAACCAACCTCATCCCCAGCAATGCGGGCGGTGGCATCATGGCCGCGCTCGGGTTCGCCAAGGGTGGCGCGTTTGGGCCGCATGGCGTAACCAAGTTCGCCAATGGAGGGGCTTTCACCAATTCGGTAGTCACGCAGCCGACGCTATTCCGGTTTGCCAAAGGCAGTGCCTTGGGCGAGATGGGCGAGGCAGGGCCAGAGGCGATCATGCCCCTGACGCGCGGTCCTGGCGGCAAGCTGGGCGTATCCGCACATGGCGGCGCGCAGCGGGTCCATGTGACAGTCGGGGTGCAAGAAGGTCCGATGTTCCGGCCCACCGTTGAATCCATCTCGGAAGACAAGGCGATGCAGGTGACGCGCGCGGGTCTGGAGGGGTATGACGCCCAACTGCCCAACCGCTTCCAGCAGATCGCCAGTGACGAGAGGATGCGCTAGTGGCCTACACCTTCCCCATGGCCATCACCGACTTTTTTGCGGACGTGCTCATCACGTCCAGCTCGTTTGGCTTGGGTGAAGCGCTGGAATATGCCGAGACCGGCGGCGGAGAGATCCTGACAGCCGACATTGGCAACCGGCTTTGGCAAATGGAATGTGAGGTGGCGATTGACTACTTCCACCAAATCGAGGCGGTGAAGGCCAAGCTTGACGTGCTCCGGCACGCGGGGCGCTCGCTGATTGCGCATCCGCCATATGCGTTCTACCCGCGCGAGGACGAGGGCGGCGCGCTGCTGGGCGCGCTATCGCCTTCTCTGGTTTCGGTCGCGGCCAACCGGCGCGACATTCAGATCGGCGGCCTTCCTCCGGGGTACATTCTGACTGCTGGAGACTTTTTGAGCTTCCGTTATGGCTCCATGCCCGTTCGATATGCGCTGCACCAGCTTGCGAGAGGCGGGGAGGCTGACGGAAACGGGGTGACGGGCACCATGGAGGTGAGTTCGTTTGTGCGAAGCGGCTATGGTTTGCCCACGGCGGTCAAGCTGGTAAAGCCCGAGATCAAAATGGTGGTCAAGCCGGGTTCGGTATCATCGGGCAAGTCGGATCGGCTGTTCACCGATGGGGTGAAGTTCACCCTAGTTCAAACCTTGAGGTAGCAATTGCGCACAGGCATTCCCCCGGAAGTCGCCACGATCCTGAACCAGCGGGACGGCCACAAGGTGCGCGTGCTCTATTGGATACGGGCCAAGAACCGAACAACCGGGGCGGAAGAGGCGATGGGTGTATGGAATGGCGAGGATACGCGCCAGTTCGTCATCGGCTCCGAGGCTCGCAACTATGTGGGCGGAGGCGGCTTCCTCCAGATCGGCGCGCTGCGGCAGGACATGACGCTGAACATTCAGCGCCTCACCGCCAACGCCAATCCGGTCTCGCCCGAGTTCTTGAATGTGATGCGGCTCTACGACCCGAAGGGCGCTCCGGTGGAAGTTCATCTCGCCTTTTTTGACACCGAAACCGATGGGCTGGTTGCCAACCCATCGCTGGTTTTTAAGGGCTGGATAAACACGGCCCCCATCAAGACCGGGGCCAAAAATGGCGAATCTCTGATCCAGATCAACCATGTCGGCAATTCGCGCATCCTCACGCGCACGCTACCGGCCAAGAGATCGGACGAAAACCAGAAGCGGCGAGATCCTGCCGACCGCTTCTTCCGCTCCGCAAGCATCAGTGGGTCCGTGCAGACGCCTTGGGGGAGTAAGAATGTCTGAGAAAGCTATTGGATGGGAGGGGCGGCTTGTAGCATATCTGCGTGAGTGTAGCACTCAATCCTTCCGCCCCGGCACACTTGATTGCGGGCTCTTCGCGGGCGGCGCTGTGCGCGCCATGACGGGGCGCGACGTGACCAAGGGACTGCGGTATCGGACAATCAAGGGTGGTCTCGCGCAAATGCAGAAGCGCGGGCATATCGACCATGTCGAATACGCAGCAAGCCTGTTCGATGAATTGCCCAGCCCCCTAATGGCGCAGCGCGGCGACTTAGCGGCTCTGCGCGATGACGAGGGCCATCTTGCGCTTGGTGTGGTGCAGGGAGAGAGCGTCTACATGATGGGGCTGCAAGGCATTGGCATGGCCCCGCTCACCAGGGCGGAGAGGGCCTTTCGCGTATGACACGCCTACTTCCCTTCCTTATCGCGCTGTTTTGGCTGGCGGACCCCGCCCCCGCCCATGCTGGGCCATTGGCGGCCATCGTCCCAATTGTCATTGGCGCGCTGAAGGTTTCGGCGGCAATCAAGATTGCGCTTACCGTAGTATCCACGGTTGCCGTCTCCGCCTTGCAGCGAGCAAAGCAGAAGAAGCCGCGCGCGCCGGGCATCACGATTGAGCACACGCTTACCGGAGGCGCGAACAGCCGCACCGCCCTGTTCGGGCTTTACTGCACCGCCGGCAGTCTGGTTTGCCCACCTATGTCTCATGGGCAGGACGGCAAGACGCCCAATGCATTCCTCACCCACGTGATTGCCATCAGCGACATTCCGGTTGATGGCCTAGATGCGCTGATTGTCAATGGCGAACAAGTGCCGTTCGGCGGCGCGGACACGCAATACGGCACACCCATCGGGGGCAAGTATGCGGGCAAGGCGTGGATACGGTTCTATGACGGCAGGCAGGCATCGGCAGACCCGTATCTGGTGAACCGATATAGCGCATTTGGAGGTTCTGACAGGGCGTGGTCGAGCGCGCATGTCGGGCGTGGCGTTTCCTATGCAATCCTTACATGGCTGTATGATGCCGACATCTATAAGGGTGAGCCTGCCGTTAAGTTCGTGGTGCGCGGCGCGCGGCTTTATGATCCGCGCTTGGATAGCACAGTGGGCGGCAGCGGGGCGCACAGGTGGGCCGACCAGACCACATGGGGGTTCACCTGCAATAACGCGGTCATTAACTACAACATTCTGCGCGGCGTCACCTTCTACGATGGCACCAGATGGGGTGGCGAGTGTGAGGCTGGTGATCTGCCGCTGTCCAATTGGGTGGCGGCGATGAATGTCTGTGATGAGGCCGCCCAGGTTGCGGGCGGCGGCACGGAACCGCGCTATCGATGCGGGTATGAAGTGCAGGTTTCCAGCGATGAGCCCGCCGATGTGATCGAGGAATTGGTTAAGTCGTGCTCGGGCGCAATCACCGAAGTGGGGGGCGTCTACAAGATGCGCGCTGGCGGCCCGGCCCTGCCCACCGTATTCCTGACGGACGACGATTTCATTGTGAGCCGGGAACAGGACTTTGACCCGTTCCCCGGCATGAATGAATCCTTTAACGGCATATTCGCCACCTTCCCGCACCCGCAGGAGGAATGGAACCGCCACGACGCGCCGGGCATCGTCAATCAGGAATATCTGGCGCAGGACAATGGCGTTGAGGTGATTGCGGACATTGCCCTTCCTGCCGTGCCCTACCCCTCGCAGGTGCAACGCCTCATGCGCGCTTGGCTGGACGATGACCGGCGGTGGCGCAGGCACAGCGCCTCGCTCGGGCCTTATGCGTTCGTGCTGGAGCCCATGGACACGGTTTCGTGGACCAGCGCGCGCAATGGCTACATCGAGAAGCTGTTTGAGGTTTCAGAAACCGAAACCAACCTCATGACGCTAATCAGCTCCGCAGCCATGCGTGAGGTTGACCCAAGCGATTACGACTGGACGGCGGAAATGGAGGTGCCCGATCCGCCGTCGCCCGGCTATTGGGAATTGCCTGCCGTGCAGGCAGTGCCCGGTTTCTTTGTTGAGCCCTACGCGGTTGAGGATGCCAGCGGGGTCGGTCGTCGGCCCGCATTGCGCGCATCATGGACACCAGACGGCGCGGCTGACGCCACAAGCCTAAAAATACAGGTGCGCGTGATCGGGGCCGAGGTTCTGGTTGCTGATGTTACCGTGGGCGCTGTGACCGATGGCGAGACGATCATCTCTGCGGGCATTCTCCCCGCCACCATCTACGAGGTGCGCGCCAAATACCAAGCGGAGCGCCCGACAGAATGGACTTCGTGGCTTAGCGTCCTGTCTTCCGACATTCGCTTCGGCACCGAGGACTTCGACAATCTGGCGGATCTCATTTCCGATGCCGTTGCCGCCGACGAAGCGATTGCTGATGCCAAGGCCGACATCGAGCAATTGCTGGGATCAATGGCCGATGTTGAAGCTGATATTCTGGCGGCTGGCGGCGATATTGCCACGCTAAAAACGGGCGTCGAAGCGCTCGATTCCCAAGTCACTACCCAAGCGACTGCTATATCGAATGCTGAAGGCAACCTCTCCAGATTAGAGAGCACCGTATCCACGCTTAACGCAAGCGTAAGCCAACAATCGACCGCCATAGGCTCACTTGAGGGCAATTACGCGAACCTTTCAGTGCAAATCTCCGCTGTTAGCGGGCGATCCATCATCGCTAACCCGACATTCGCCGCATGGCCTGTCGATCAAGTTGCTCCAACGGCTTGGGTGGTGTGGGGCGGCCTTTACGGCATCGCAAAAGAGACTGGCAGCAATTACGGCGGGAATGTCGCTTTTCTGCATAGCGTTGGACCGGATGCTGGCGGGATTGTGCAGAGCGCTACGTTGGGGCCGGGGTACTATGTTCTAGACCTCGCCATTGCCTTGCAGGCCGGCAACTTCTCTGGCGCTGGCGTACTTGCCTACACCCGTCCGAAAGGTGCGTTCAACATCCTGCAACTTGTTCAACTAGGGCTCGCTATTCTCCCCGATGCGAGCGGCAATGTGAATTACTCAGGCGGGTGGCAGTCATTTCCCGATAGGGTTTTGCAATACAGCTGGTTTTTGGACTTCACGCATCCCGATTCCTGCGATCTGATTTTTCACTATATGAACAATCACCCTGACATGGGGGCGCTCGCAGACAAGATTACACGTTTGCATCGCTTTGAGTTACGTCCAGCGAGTACGGCAGAGATTGATGCCAAGAAGGCGCTCCCCCAGCTTCAAGCGAGCGTAACGCAGCAATCCACGGCCATCGCCACATTGGAAAGTACGACTGCCAGCCACACCACCACAATTTCTTCGCACGACGCCAGCATTACGCAGCAAGGGCAATCGCTGAGCAGCCTGAGCGTCAGTTATTCCAGCCTTGAAAGCACCGTGTCATCGCAAGGCGTGACGATCAGCAATTACAGCACAGCCATCACCACCTTGGACGGGAGTGTGGCCGTCCTGTTCGGGCGCGCGGGCGTGCGCGTGGATGTGGATGGACGCATTATCGGGTGGGAGATCAACAATAATGGGACGGTCGGGAGCTTCGCGATCCATGCTGACTACTTCTCGATCAACAAGCCAGGAGGCGGGCGGAAGTTCACCTATGACAATGGAGCCATCAGGATTTACAACGAATCCAGTGTAGAACAGATATTTTTAGGGATCGAATAATGGCTGCTGGACTGCGTCTGCATGATGCGACGGGAAATGTCATACTGGACCTTACCGATCGCACTGCCACGGTGGCGGGCTTCTTTAACCGCACAGGGCCAACAGGTGTCGAGATCATAACAATCCCATTTCCGCCGAACATAGGAAGCAGCAACATATGGGCCTATGCGAGCGCCATCAACAGCGGTGAGTTCTGGCAATATCAGGTGTGGATTGATTATCCGGCGGCCAATCAATTCCGCTTTCAGGTAGTGAGCGCGCCGGCAGGTGCAGTAACGGCATTTTACTATGGGTGGCTATGATGCCGGCCAGCGCGCGCTTCTATACGCCCACTGGACAGCTACAGTTCGACACCAACCTTGCCGCTTGGTGCCTGATGGACAAGGGTTCATTCCAGATCGGCAGTGTGACATACACCAACGCAGCCGGGGTTGCGCCGTTGATTGCGTGGCGCGCGATAGGTTGCAATGCCGCACATACCAAAACCACCCGAAGCGGTGATACATGGACATATCATTTCGAGGTGTTCGATGGCGAAACTGGATTTCGAATAGACTGGTGGATTTTCGATGATGCCGGTTCGGTAGGTTATGCAGTAATTCCGGGCAGGCCGGTTCTGCGCATCCTGAACGATGCTGGCGATAGGGTTCTTTTCCATAGCTCGCGCCCGCCCATGCGCGTTATTTCCCTTAATCCGCTGATCGACAACCCTAGCGGCTCCACTGTCAAAACGGTGATCCCGGCAACTCCAGGCAAGCAGACGGCTGTGGTAGGGCAAGGGGTGTTCTGGCAGCAGCAGGTGGATGTTCTCGTGGACAGCTTGGGCAACACCACAGGGCAAATCGTTATCGACACAATGAACGGCGGCTTGCAGCAGCAGGCGGGCGGCGAGTGGACGGCGGCCATGTACGACACCGCTTCGCAATATGGCGACAACGATGGAAGCGGGGCAATGGGGCCGACAATCCTGATAGACGTAACCAATGTATGATTGCGTGATGATCGGCAGCATGGCCGCCAAGATTGGTGGCTTTCTGCCGCCATGGCGCAATGGCCATGTCGGGGATATAGACTTGATATGCACCCGCGATGCCGCGCGCGAGATAGCTGCGGCGGTTGGCGTTCCCATGGCGGAGCATGTGCCGGGCAGGGTTATGGTCACATACCGCCGAAGCGTGCTCGATATTTGGATTGATGATCGCCCGCCGGTTGAGTGGGCAGGCCCCCTAGAGGACATAGAGATTGACGGGCTGGCGCTAAAAACGCGCATCGGCACGATAGAGGCTGTCTGGGCCTTTCGCGCTATCAGCGTGGGTTTTGTGCCATCAATGACCGAAAAGGCGCTGCGGGACACCGCCCATTATGACAGCGTGATTTCCCACGCCGACTGTGCCGCCTTGCGCTTTATGGATGATCGTCGGCGCAAGGCAAATGCCGCGCTATTGCAAGGGATGGTGGCAAAAGGTAAAAGCTAGCCCAAGATTTATCCCCGGCCGAGAGAGAACCAGCATGGCGAAGCCCACAATCGAGCAATTGGATACCGACATTTCCGCCCTTAAGCGCGAGCGTGATTTAATCATGCTCGACGGCACCAAGGAGGTTCAGGCGGCATTGCGCGCTGGCAAGGTAGCCACTCTGGCGGAGGATCTGGAGGCTTTGCAGCGCACACTGTCAACCGAGAGCGTGGCCTATCAGCAGGTTCGCAATGTGGTGACAGTGCTGCGCAATGTGCGCCGCCTGATCGATTCCGAGGTTGACCGCATTGGGGCGTTGGCGCAGCAGCCCGCGCCTGAGCCGCCCACCTTGGCCGCGCAGGGCGGCGGGAACCAAGACCCTCCCCCGCCTAACCCGAAGTGATGTGCGCCAACGGACCCGATTGGTGGCAACTGGCCATCTACTTCGGGGTGACGTGGGCGCTTGCCGCCTCGCCTTGGAGGCCTGCCAGTGGGGTTCTTGTCGGCGCTTGGCTGGTGGCCGAACTCTATTCCATCTACTCATGCAACAGCCTGCCGATGGAGCTGTACGTTGCCGCCGATATGGCGGTGCTTTGCGCCATAGTGCGCTGGCACACCACGAAGCTGGATTTCGCGGTCGCAGCCATTTTCCCTCTCATGTGGGGAGCCTATATCGCCAGCTCTTTTGATTTTGCGCCCACTTATGTTATCTGGTGGGTATTGTGGGCTCTTGCGATAGTGCAGTTCGCCCTAGCCGGGCCTTGGCCGAAGGCTCAACGGATTGACGGAGCCGTCTCGCATGGAAGGCTGCACCATGGGAACTCATAGCGATGGATTTGGGGCCGATAGGTGCGTGGGCGGGACAGCATGGCCCGTTCGTCGGGATTATCATTTTGCAATGGGGGGTCATATGGCGTCTGCTCAACCGCTTTTTTGCGCAGCAGGAAATGGTCATGAAGGCACTGAGTGTGGCCGACCGCGCAACAGAGGTGGCACGGACGCAGGTGTCCACGAACGATCCGAAGTAAGCTGGTGGGGGCAATTGTGGGAGGCCATTTGCGGGCATGAAAATCGGGAAGTGCGTCGGAGAATATCGACGCTGGAGGATCGCGTATCGGTGATTGAAGGCATTATGGCATTCCGCCGCATTGTGCGGGACACTGATCCGGCCAAACGGCAGTGACCGTATGGCTAACAGGTATGCTCGCCATTGCATCGGCCATCATGTGCATTGGGCTCTGGCCAATCGTTAAGGCTGAGTTTCTAGCTCAAGATGCCGTTTGGTGGCGCAACCGCGCGTTGCGTATTTCGGGCGCGCTCTACATCCACGGCGCTGGAGCACTGGTCATGTTCGCCGCCATCCCATTTGCCGCTAAGGACGTGGTGCTTGGAATTACCGCCTATATGTTGTGGGCAGTGCTGGGCCTTTGGCTTCTGGCCAAGACGCTCATCATCTCCATTTCGGGGCGTCTCACGCTCACGGCGTTGGCGTTCACGACATGGACCGCTGGATGTGCGCTCTATTCTCTCGCGGGGGCAAATTGATGGTTGATGATTGGAAGCTTATCCAGCGCTGGGCTGGCGTCCCTGATGATGGCGTTCCGGGCGGGATAACTGCGCGCGGCATCATTGAGAAAGCGGGCCTACGCAGGGAGCCGCAGGCCGCATGTACCGATATCACACCCCGCATGGTGCTGGAGCTTATCGAGCATGAGGGTATAGTGCTGGAGGCGTACAAGGACAGCGTGGGCGTCTGGACCTGGGGCTTGGGCGTCACGAACGCGAGCGGGCACCAAGTCCACCCGCGCTATAAGGACAAACCCCAATCACTCGCCCACTGCCTCGCCGTAACGGTGTGGTTGCTGCGTACCAAATACCTGCCCGCCGTGCTCGCCGCGTTTGAGGGCCACCCACTAGCGGAGCACGAACTTGCCGCCGCACTTAGCTTCCATTGGAACACCGGGGCCATCGGGCGCGCCGGGTGGGTAGCATCGGTCCACGCGGGCCGCACCGAGGAGGCCAAGGCCAAGTTTATGGATTGGCGCAAGCCGGCGGAAATCATCTCGCGCCGCAAGGCCGAGCGGGATTTGTTCTTTGATGGCAAGTGGACGAGTGACGGCGTGGTTCCGGTCTACTCTGTCGCCAAACCAAGCTACGCCCCGCGCGGGGCAAAGATGATTGATATCAGTGCCGCACTTATGGAGGCGATGAAATGAGCAACGATACCACCCCGCCCATCCTTCTCGACAATTCCACTGTTCCGGGGCAGATCTTCACGCTGCTGCGCTACATCGTGGCCACTGTTGGCGGCTACGCTCTCGGCAAGGGATGGCTGGACAGCGATGGGCTGGAAGTCCTTATGGGCTTCGCCACTATCGTCATCCCGACCGCCTACGGCATTTACAAGAGCCACGTCCACAAGAAACAATTGCTGACCGTCGAGCCTGCCGTTCCTGACACGTTGATGAGGCTCAAGCGTTGATCGGGTGGGCCAAGGGCCTTTCGCTGGCCACCAAGCTCATCATCGTTGTGGTGCTGATCTGGGTGGCGGTGTTCGTCTATGAGCTGATGACGGCAGGTGACAAGACACGCGCCAGACTTGGCGAGAACCAAGCCGATGCCGCAATTGAGAGCGGGGCCGATGCGGTTGGAGCGGTGGGCCGCCAAGCCGATAGCGACCGCGGGCTGGATGCCAAGGTGCAGGAGACGGGAAATGCGATTGATCGTGCCGAGGATGGTGCTGGCGTCGATGCTGCTGGCCGTGACGGGTTGTGTGACATTGCCGGTCTATGCCCCGAAGAATAGCTGCACAGCCCTTCTCCCTAGCGAGTGGGAGGCTGGAGTGGGGCACGCCCCGGCACCGGCCGCACGCAACACAGACCTTGATCGGTTGCGCGAGTGGACGCGCTTCGGAACCGCCGAGGCCGCGCAAGTGGAAAAGGCTGATGGCCGCTATGCGGCGGCGGTAGGCATCGTCCGCCGTTGTGAGGAGCGCGACCGCGAAGCTATCGAGGATAGCCACCCCAAGTTCCTGGGGGTGTTCTAGGGCTTTTCGGGCGGGGCCTGTATGGCCTCGGGGTAGCCCCTCGGTCGGATACCCCTAGCCAATAGCTTGGCGGCCTCTGGATTGTCCGCAAGAAATCGGACGCGAGCCCGGAGCAACTTCGCTTTCTTTCCCCCGAAATTGTAGCCCCGCGACATTACCGCCTCCCCGCGCGGTCCATGTATAGCTCGCCGCTATCCATGAGCCCGCCCACATAGGCCACCACATCGCGATCTGCCTTCTCATCCATCTCCAGAAAGATCCCCGCCATCTTGGTGATCTGGCCACGCGCGAAAGTGCATATTGCCGCCTCGCGCGTCCCCGCCTTGGCGTGCCGAGTGGAATGCCAAGCCTTCACCATAGCCGCGAGAGGAAAGCCTTCTGATCGGTGCACTGCATGAAAGGCCTTGCGGCATTTATCGTCGTGGAACACCTTTCCGGTGCCCCTACCGCCTGCCGGGAACGTGATGCCGCAACCGGGGCAAATGCGGGCCTGTGGGGCTTCTTTTGGGGTCTTTGGCATGTTGTGCGCCTTTCAGCTATTAGCGTGAAAGGGTTTGTAACGGAAAGGCCGGGAATGACAAGGGCTATGTGCGATCATCCCGTGCATCGCTAATCGCCAGCGGGGGCCACTGCATTGGGGGCATACCAAGCGATTGCCGTATCTCGTCCGCCACCTCACGCGCCCGCAGGCGGCGAGCAATGGCATTGCGCGTCATATTCTCGCCGGTCACAACCCATCCACTCCTATATCCCGATAAACCCTATTCATCGCCGCATCCTTTCCATTGCCTGGAAATCAGCCTCAACAGCAGCAAGAGCCAATTCGGCCTCCAGTGCCATGGCCTTGTATTCCTCGGAGAGCCGCCGGTTGCGGGCAACTCTGGCCTGCAACCGGCGACGATCATTCATCAGGTCGCGCCTCCGATCAGCATCGGCTATCGAAAGCGCCACTTGTTCACTCCTCGGCTGCTGCCGACGCCGCCGCCTTTGCGGCGACGGTTGCGGGCGTGGGCCTGCTGGTGCCGGCCTTGTTCGGCTCCGGGCTTGTCTCCGGCGTTGCTGCCGGTTCCGGAGCGGCGCTTGCGTCCTCCAGCTTCACGCCATCCTGCGACAGCGAAAGCGCCTCCTTGGTGGTCACCTTCTCAGCGGAGAACGTGGAAGCGGCGGCAAACGAAATCGCCTTGCCGGCATTGGCGGCCTCAATCATCCGGGGCTTTTCGCCTTCGGCGGCATCTGCGCGGGTGACTTTGAAAATTGCCATTCGATTTTACTCCTCGGGTTGCCGGGGAACCGCCCGGCGCGGACTAGCCGACCTTCTCAGCCGTTTGCTTGTTCTTTGCGTGGTGGTCCTCAACAATGAGCCATCCCTTTTGGGCGGTGGGCAGGCCCTTAAACCACTCATCATAAGTGGCTGTGCCGTTCATGGCGGCCGACCTTCCCGCCTCCACCAGCGCCTGTTGGTCGGGTGTAAGCTTGCGCTCCGGCGTCTCGCCCCCGGCCGCGCGCCCATCATCGTCCTCCACAAGCCCCTTTTGGATGAGGTTGAGCATGGCCATGGCCGCGTAACGCTTCCCGTAGGAAATAGAGCTTCCCACCGCCTGGACATTACTCCGCCCCTTGCCTTCATCAGATGGCAGAATGACGGCCCCACCCTCCTCTTGCCAGCCATGGCCGGAAAGGATGGGAGTTATCGCCACGCGATTGCCCTCATGCCCAACCTTGAAGGTAAGGATTAGGCCATGACGCATGAGTACGGGTGTTATCGCCGGCTGCATCCGCTCCCACGTGGCGTAGCGGACCCCGGTGTGGGTGTTCTCACCATCCTTGCCGATGTGCGGCATGTCGGAAATAGCCGCCACCTTGGCTGCAATGAAGTCGGCGCGCGCTTGGCGATCCTCCATCTTGGCCATTAGGTCCAGCATCTGCCCTGCCTTCTCAGGCGACACATCCGGGTTGGTCAACGCCTCGCGAATAAGCGTGAGGCGCTGTGATGCCGTGATACCGTTAGCCATTTCGCGACCATCGGCCACGGCGATATCCTTGCCCTCGCTCACGACACGATACTCCCCGCGCAGAAAGCGATGGCCAGCGCGACGGCAGCAAGCGTGCACTTGGCCCTGTCATCCTTGGTTGGATAGAACGGCGCGCCCGTTTCGAGATTGGCGGTCGCGGCCAAGGCGAGGACCATGGCCAAGATCAGTAGGCCAACTGAAAACACGATCATCATGTCAAATCCTCCAGAAAGTGGGATGAGAAATCGTCGTCGGTGATTGAGCCGCTGGGGTTCCATGGCCGCCACGGTTCGCCCGGCTCGTAAATCTCGCTGTAGCGCAGGAACTCGCGCTTGGCGGCAGCGATCTCTAGCCGGGCCTTTATGTGTATCGCTGTTCGCGCAGGCTGCGTCATGGATCTAGCGCGGAACGCCTCGGCGCGCTCCATGCGCTCGCCCGTAGCCCCATCGGCCCCAAGTGCCGCTATGGCATCCTCCGAATGCGAGGGCGCGAACAGTTCAAACTTGCGCTCCAGAATATTGGGCACACCGCCCGTCTGCTGGAAGACGAAGTGGCAGTCGAGTGGCTGCGAGCGCGCGACAATCTCATCCAGCATCGCGCACGCCTCTTCCTTGGGATCACCGAAGGGCCAGCCGTGGCGAGGAAGCGTTCCGCCCCGGATCATCTCAGCAGCGTCCAGATAGACCGCCGCGTCGATGTAATAGCGGTTGAACTTCACCGCATCTAACAGCGCCTGATTGAGCGATTTGCCATTCTTGTTGGCAAAGGTTTTGACCTCGCCCCATGCCTTGGCCTTCATGTAGTCAAAGCGCGATTTCATGGGGATGCCCGTGTCAGGGCACGTCCACAGCACCGTCACCTCGGCAAAGCCGCCGGATAGCAAATCGTCCACCTCGGGCACCAAGCGCATGGTGTGCATGTCTGCAACGATCTCGTCGTAAGTCGCCGCTGGCATGATTGTTTGGCCATCCGCTAAACCCTCGCGCCATTGTTCAAGTTCATAGTGCCACACCGGGGCGGGGTAGCCGTTGACCACAAGCCTTTGCGCCTGATCGAACACCTTGCCAGCCTTTTTGAGGCCCATTCGCTCCAACGCCTCGCCCATCTCCTCGCCAGTGGTTAGGAAGCCTTCCACGCCCGCGAAGTCCGATTGTGAAAGCTCGCGCACGTATTCTGCGGCGAAGCGCTCGGGCTCCAGACGGGCGCAATGGTACGCCCGCCCGATAACCATTGCCATTTGCCGCTTGCGCTCTTGTTCTGGCGTCATCACCCGCTGGTTGGGGTTTAGCCAACTGCTTGCCCAAAAATCCGCCGCACTGATCCGCAGCTTTTTGATGCCCGACTTGGATAGTCGGGGCAGCGCCAGATACTCAGCCTCTGGCATGGCAAAATAGATGCCGTCATCCATCTTGGCGGTTCTCCAGCCCTTCAGCAATCATATCCGCCGCCTCCATGCAGTCCTTGGACGCGATTCCCAGCATGGCCATGCTGGCGACTAGGATCAGGCCGCTTTCAAATAGGCTCATGCGGTCAAGCTTTTGGTCCAGCTCGTTCAGAGCGTGATTGACCAGCTCGGAAACGATGGCGCACTCGCACTCATCCAGGCCCTCGATATGAGCGGCCACTTCGTTTGCATCATACTGCGGAATATTCATTGCTCGATCTCCAATTCCTTCAGAAGTTGATTTGCCCGGCGCACGGCATGGCGAATTGCCCACCCGATGCACACCAAGGCCGCGATGCACGCGGTTGCTATAAGCATGGCGATCAGGAAGCCGCTCACGCGAAGTCCCCCGGCTCTGCACCAGAAAGTTCCTCGACCATTGCCCAATGGGCACCATCGGGAAGGTCCAAGCTGTCCACAAAATCATAGGCATCGCCAGCGCTCATGGGGTGCCTAGAGGCACGCAAAAAGCGGGTCTTGTCGGGCTTCCCGTGGGAGTCCCGGCGGTGCTGATCTTTCGCCCACCTGTTGCTAAAGGTTTTGCCACAACCACCAATCGTGCATTTTAGCGCCTTTCTCACTGTCCACCCCCAATCACGGCAGCATCAATCGCCGCCAGCGCCTCACTCCGCAGCAGCTTGCCCACGGTCAAATCGGCGGTGCGGCCCGGACCGTAGTAATGGTCCCGCGCGTCCTGCCGCGCGGCGTCCGCCATAGCGGCACTCATGGGCGCAATTCGCAGTTCAGAGCGGTCTAGGCCGAAACGGTGAGCCTTGTGCCAGCGGGCGCGGTAGTCATCCAGAGCCCCTAGCATTCCGACCACTTCCGAGAGGCGGTCATTGATAGAATCAACGATCATCGGGCCACCCCATAAAAGGTGGCGCTCGCGGACATATCGCCCCGGAACTCTTCGGTCTCAATATCGGGCTGGCGGTCCTCGGGGGCGATCTGGTCAAGCTTCACATAAGCCGAGAAAGCATGGCCACCCCGGCACCAGTGACGGCGCATCCACAGAGCCATGCGCACATTGCCCTCCGTGTAATCGGCGGGAAGTTCGAAGGTCTCGCGGCGCAGCGTCGTGCCTTCCAAGGTGCGCTGCGTGGCCTGCCATAGTTTTGTTTGCATCGGTTCAGCTCCATTGCGTTTCGTCGCTCCTGTTATGTGGCACAGAATAATGGCTTGCACAACAACAAAATGTGCCTTAGGGGTGAGAAATCGACAGCAAGGAGATCGCAATGTCCGATAGCAAATATCCCCCTTCGCCCGACGATGTGCGGGCCGCGCTCGACCATCCCGGAATTTCCAGTCGCGCCCAGTTAGCGCGTGAGGCCGGCATCCATGAGAACACGCTGCGCAACATCGACTCGCCCGATTGGTCGCCGCGATGGAAGACCTTGGTGGCTCTGTGCAGCGCGGCCGATCGGCTGATCAGCGCACACGATAACGCCAGCAAGTGACGGCGAGGAGCTGAAAATGGCCAAGAAAACTGATGGTCTCGAAATTGAGGCTCAGGTGCTCGCCGGCGCGATGCGGCATATCGCCAGCATCGTCCGGCCTTCCACCCTTCCCATCCTCTCCAACGTCCGCATTGAGGCCAAGGGCGACGTGCTGCAACTCACGTCCAGCGACATGGATGTCGAGTTGACGAGGATCGTGTCCCTGACGCGCGGCGGAAACATGACGACGACGGTCAATGCCAAGCGGCTGCACGATATGGCGCAGTCGCTCGACCCCGGCGCGCGGATCACGCTGTCCGAAGTGGATGCCGATCGGTTGGAGGTCAAGTCCGGCCGCAGCCGGTGGCAACTTCCGATGATCGATGTGGGCGACTTTCCTTCGATCGACTTCAAGCCCGATAACACATGCCCGGTCGCTGGGCCGGAATTCAGGGCCGCAATCGATCGGGTTATCGGGAGCGTGCTCACCGACAAGGCTGCGGCTGCGCGCCCATCTCTCGGGGGCGTTTTCATGCATGATTGCGATGGGACAATCGGTTTGGCCGCAAGTGATGGGAACAGGCTGGCTGTGGCGCACACAAATACGCCTTGGCCGGAAGGGTCGCGCGGCATCATAATTCTGCCCAAGTTCATCAACTCGCTAGGCGCTTTGTCAAGCGATGATGCCGGGGAGATCCCGATTGGATGGACGGACAACCGGATTGCGGCAGATGGCGGAAGCTGGCGTATCATCGGCAAGGTGGTTGATCAGGAATACGTGGACTATCGCAGGATCGTGCCTGGACGGCAGGGCACAGCGACTGCGGTATTCGATGGGGACGCCATGCGGCGGTCGGTGAAGCGGGTGCAGCTAATGCATGACCGGGACAGCCGCATCGTGCTCACTTTTGCGCCAGACAAGATCGTCATGACAGCCAACAGCGGCGAAGGAATGGCGCGTGAGGAAGTGCCTGCGGAATGCTCGGCGGATTTTACCACGGCGTTCAACGGGAACTATATTGCTCAAGCCATGCAGCAGGTGGGCGGGGATACCGTTCGGCTGCAAATGTCAGGGCCGGGTGATGTCGCGCGCGTCGAGCGCGTGGTCGAAGACGGTATGGTCGCGGTGATCATGCCGATGCGAATTTGAGGAGAAACCCGATGGCAAGGAAATATCAAGTCCGCTGCGAATGCGGCAGGGATGTTGAGTTCTCAATGGTCGATGTGCCGGCGCTGGCGGATGAAATCCGCCGCAAGGTCGAGGAGGCGCACGCCGAGGGCCACGATGAGGGAGAGGAGAGTGCGGCCGAAAGTGCGGCCGCCGACACTCTACACCTCCTAAATGGCCGAGGGCGGCGGCTTTTTGAACTCGCCGCCGCGATCCGGCGCGGTGACAGGCAGGAGGCGGAAATCCACCTTGACCGCATAAGCGAGGAACTCGGGCCGAAGGCTCAAGAAATGGTGCAACAGGGGCGCTACAGCCTCAAGGCGAAGGAGAACGCAAATGGCTGATGCAGGTCACAACAGCGACCAGCGGCTCAAACTGCTGGTGGAGCGGATCGAGCGGCTGGAGGAGGAGAAAAAGGGCCTCTCCGACGACATTCGCGACGTTTATCATGAGGCCAAGGGCGTGGGCTACGATCCAACGATCCTCCGCAAGATCATCCGCCTACGCAAGATGAGGCCCGACGATCGGGCCGAAATGGCGGCAGTGCTCGACACATACGCCAGCGCCCTCGGCCTGCAAAACCCTCTCCCGCTGTGAATAGGGTTACTCACTTTGTGAGCATCAGCGGCGGAAAGGATAGCACTGCCGTTGCCTGCAAAGCCAAGGAGCGAATGGAGCGGAGGCCGGATTTCCGGCCCCGGTTCCAGTTCTGCGATGTGGAGAACGAAAACCCCATCACCTTGGAGCACATCGATTATTTAGAGAATGCCCTTGGCGTGACCATTGAGCGCCTTTCGGCATACGATGTGCCGGGCCTCATCGATGCGGAGGCATTCGCCCGGAAGCGCGAGGCAATCGCTAAAAACTGGCCAGTTGAGCGCCGGGAGAAAAGGCACTCCACGGCCTGCAAGGCGCGCAAGGAGGCGCTACCCGTTGCCGCCAGAGGGTGCCGGCACTCCCCGGCGCGTAAGGCGGCCTTGGTGGAATGGGCCAGGTTGTGCAAGGATGAGTGCCCCACCATTATCTCGCCGCCAATATCAGATGGGGGCATCCAGCAGGCCATTGCCGCGCTGGAGCCAAGCGGCAACGCCTTCCTTGATTTGTGCCTGATCCACGGGCGTTTTCCATCAAAGCAGGCCAAATTCTGCACAGGCGATTTAAAGATGGAGCCGCTAATGCTCACCCGCCGGCCCATTTGGGAGGCCGGCGGGTGCACCGTGGATTGGGTGGGCGAGCGGGCCGAGGAAAGCCCCGGACGCGCGAAAAAGCCGGAACTCGAATGGGAACGCCTACCCAAAGGGGTGAGGGTGACTTCGCGCCCCATCCACAAGTGGAGTGCGGACGATGTGTTCGCCATTGCGCGCCGCCACGGCATTAAGCCGAACCCGCTTTATTTGATGGGGGCGAGTCGCGTGGGGTGCTGGCCTTGCATCAATTGCCGCAAGAAAGAGGTGGCGCTAGTCGCCCGGCATACGCCCGAAAAAATCGACCAGATGCGAGAATGGGAGCGCCGTGTTTCCATGGTTAGCCGGCGGGATGCCGATGGTGACGGCGGGTGGGCAACCTTTTTCGCTGCCGACAAGGTGCCCGGAGACTCGGACGATTGGGGGCGCGCGTCGATTGATAAGGTGGTGGAATGGTCCGCCACCAATAGGGGCGGTGCGCAATTTGACCTCATGGCCGCCATTGACGCTGCATCACCCTTGGCCTGTGACAGCGAATATGGGCTTTGCGAATGAAGCGCCATAAATACGGTGCCAAGCGGACCACCTGCGCGCAGGGCCATTCCCACCCATCAAAGCGGGAGGCCCTGCGCTGCTGGCAGCTTCACGCTCTGGCGCAGGCCGGTGAAATCACCGAGCTTGTGGTGGAGCCCACGTTCACATTCACCCCCGGCGGCGTGCCGATCACGATGCAAAACGGCCGCCTCGCGCAATATCGCCCCGATTTCACCTATATCGAAAAAGGCAAGCGGGTTGCCGAGGATGTGAAGGGGGCGGAGGTGACAGAGGCTTTCCGCCTTCGCTCCGCCCTTTTCCGCGCTTGCTTCCCTGAATACGAATTGCGGATCACGAAATGACAAAGGGAGCTGACCCGATGAACTACGAGGATTTTCTCGCTGCAAAGGCGATAGTGGACACCCCCACAGGACTACAAACCCTGCCCGATCTGCCGGAAGTGATGTTCGGATTTCAGGCCGATATTGCCAAGTGGGCGCTTCGCAGGGGGCGTTCGGCGCTCTTTGCGGGCACTGGGCTCGGCAAGAGCCTCATGGAGCTTGCATGGGCTTCCGCCGTGGCCGAAGCGACCGGCGATGCCGTGATGCTGTTTGCTCCGCTCGCGGTGTCAAACCAGATGCTGCGCGAGGCTTCCAAGTTCGGGATCGACGCCGCGCTGGTGGCCGATCAATCCGAGGTTCGGCGCGGCGGCGTCAACATCACCAATTACCAGAAGTTGGCCCATTTCGACATGGGCGCATTTGGCGGGGTGGTGCTGGACGAAAGCTCCATCCTCAAGAACGTGGATGGCAAATACCGCACCCGCCTGATCGAATGCTGTGCGAATATCCCGTTTCGCCTCGCCGCGACCGCTACGCCGGCACCCAACGACTTCATGGAGTTGGGCAACCATGCCGAGTTCCTTGGGATCATGTCCTACACCGACATGCTCGCCACGTTCTTCGTTCACGATGGCGGCTCCACGCAAAATTGGCGGCTAAAGGGGCACGCTGAAAACGAATTCTGGAAGTGGATGGCGAGCTGGGGCGTGATGCTCCGCAAGCCGTCTGATCTAGGCTATCCGAACGATGGCTATGACCTGCCTCCGCTGGAATACATCATGCACCAAGTGGAGATTGACTTTGCGCCTTCGCCTGAGTTGGGCATGTTCCCATCGGAGGCGCAATCGCTTTCTGAGCGGATCGCCGCGCGTCGGGATAGCGTGGGCGCCCGAGTTGCCCAAGCCGTCGAGGTGACGCCGCTCGACCGGCCATTCGTCTGGTGGTGCAACCTGAACGCCGAGGCCGAGAAAATCGCGGCCGGCATTCCGGGGGCCGTCAATCTCCATGGATCGCTAAAGGACGATGAGAAAGAGCGCATCCTGATCGACTTTAGCGAGGGGCGCATCCGCCACCTTGTCACCAAGGCATCGCTCGCCGGGTTCGGGATGAACTGGCAGCATTGCGCCGATACCGGGTTCGTGGGGCTGAACGACAGCTGGGAGCAATTCTACCAGGCTGTGCGCCGTTTCTGGCGGTTCGGTCAGGATAAGCCCGTCAACTGCCACATCATCGCCGCAAAAACGGAGGGCGCGACAGTCGCCAACATCAAGCGCAAGGAGCACGATGCCGATCGGATGGCCGCCGCCATGGTCCGGCATATGTCGGCCCTGTCAAGCGCCGCCATTTCGGGCAGCTCGCGCGAAACCCCTCTCTACAATCCAACCCAGCCGGTCCACCTTCCGGCATTTCTAGGAGCTGAAAAATGATCGAAGATGTCAAGTGCATGGACCAGACGGTGACAGACGATTACGCGATCTATCAAGGCGATAGCTGCGACGTAATCCGCGCCATCCCCGGAGACAGCATCCACTTCGGCGTCCACTCGCCGCCGTTCGAGGGGCTCTATAAGTTCAGCGCCTATGACCGCGACATCTCCAACAATGAAGGGGCGGACTTCTGGCAGCACTACGCCTATCTGATCCAGGAATTGTTCCGCGTGACCATGCCGGGGCGCATCCATGCGGTCCACGTCATGCAGTTGCCGACGAGCAAGATCAGAGACGGCCACATCGGGATGCGCGACTTTCGCGGCGAAGTGATCCGGGCATACGAGGACGCGGGCTGGATTTTCCACAGCGAAGTTTGCATCTGGAAAGACCCCGTCGTGGCCCAACAGCGCACCAAATCCATCCGCCTCCTGCATAAGCAGATTGTCAAGGACAGCACCATCAGTGGCCAAGGGCTGGCGGACTACATCGTCAGCTTCCGCAAGCCGGGAGACAACCCCGAGCCGGTCTCAGGGTGCTTCGGCCGCTATGTGGGCACCGACGAGCCCGACCGCAGCAAATACACCAACCCGTCCGATGGGCGGAACTGGTACTCGATCGAAGTCTGGCAGCGGTACGCTTCGCCGGTTTGGATGGACATCAACCAGACGAGAACCCTGCAATATCGCGGCGGCCGCGACGAAAAGGACGAGCAGCACATAAGCCCGTTGCAGCTCGACGTGATCGAGCGTTGCATCGATTTGTGGAGCAACCCCGGCGACTTCGTTCTTACGCCATTTCTCGGCATCGGAAGCGAGGTTTACGCCGCAGTCGAGATGGGCCGACGCGGGATCGGCATCGAATTGAAGCCATCATATTTCGCGCAAGCGAGGAAGAATATCGCTACGGTCAAAAAGATGCAGACCGGATTGTTCGACGTAAGCGCATAACCGGCAGAATAAGGCCCGACACCTGACTGGCAGGGCCGGGCCTCGCAGGAGCTGAATCTGCACTCCGAGGAACCAGAGCAAGTGCTCTTTAGCAAAGTGGCGGAAAAAGGCAAGGTGGCCCCGCCAGAAAGGCAAAAACATGGCCAATGGCCGACATAGCTTTGTTGCATTTTACCCATCCGACTGGATTGCAGGGACTGCGCGCCTGCCCCGTATGCACCGCTCCGTCTATTTCGATGTGTGCTGCTACATATGGGATACCGCCGTGCCCGTGCCAGATCGCGAACTTCGCCTAATCGTGGCCGATGTTCCCAACGGGATGCAGATCGTTGATGACCTAATCGCCATTGGAAAGCTCGCCAAGGAGCCCAATGGCGGGGTCGTCAATGACAAGGCGTTGCATGAGGCCGAGAAGGCTTATCGCGCGTGGGCTGGCATGTCCGCAGGCGGAAAACATGCCAGAAGCAAGGGGGATGCAAAGGTGGATGGCAAGCCCCCTGCCAAGCCCCATGGAGAGAAGGATGCCATGGGGGCTCGACAGAACCAGAACCAGAACCAGAACCAGACCTCTCCTAACGGAGAGGGACGCGCGCCCGCGCGAAAGACCGCCTGCCCTGATGATTTTAAACCGGCACCATCAGAAGGATCAAAGACGGCAGAGCGTATGGCTAAGTGGCCCCCGGATCACCTTGTCACGCAGATCGAGAAGTTCATCGCCCACCACCAAGGCAAGGGCAATCGCCACACCGACTGGCAGCGCACATGGACCACATGGGTCCTCAATGATTTTGACGGAGGCAGGAGCTATGGAAACACAAGTCGCAAACCGGCAGGCAACGGATCTGGAAACGGGCTCCTTGAGGCATGTGTTGAGGATGCTCGAAACGGCCCGGACGATTGAGGACATCCCATCCGAAAACTTTCCCTTGGTCGAGGCCTTTGCCGATGCGCCAGTCCCGACGCTGCCCACCCCCAGCAATGACGACATTCGCAACCTGATCGGAGGCCTCTCCGGCGTGCTCTTGCACCAACGGGACAGTCTGGAAGGCGGCAAGCTCAAACTAAGCTCGTTCAAGCGCTTGTTTGAGCACATGCCGCTCGCATCGCTCAGATACGCTGTGGCAAGGGCCGAAAGGGAATTGAGGTGGATGCCTGCTCCTGCCGACCTACTCGCCATCGCCAAGGAATATCTTGCTCCAGAGCGCGCCATGCACGTTAGGGCACAGCGCCTTGTCCGTGAAAAGCGCCAAGATGACTTCGCCCTGCTGTGCCTCAAACTACGGGAGCGGATGTTTCCTATGAATGAAATCGATGCCTTGCCAGACGCCGTCAAAGACCATGGGCTAAGTTGCCATTACCTGATCCAGCTACCCGGAGACCGACTGGTTTACCGGACACGGGAGACGATAGAGGCTTATTGGGCATTAGCCCAACAGTTGGGAGAAAGTTCTAACATTCAGGATGAGCGGCCCAAACGCGCGGAAGAGGGACAATCCGATGTGGTTTGAGTTTTGCTTGGTCGATCCAGCCAAGGGCGCGAACCCGTTCCTATCGTTCTGCGAGAAACGCCCTCATGTGAACGCTGCGAGGAAGCGATCCGGACGATATGCCAAGAACTTCAAGTGTGAGGTCCACCTCGCCTCCGTAGGGCCAGAGCCTTGGCTGGATCGCTACATCACCACTGCGCGACCATGCCGGTACGCCACGAATGGCCACATGCACGAACGGATGCCGATTCACGATTTAGGCTTTACCCGCACATAATAATGTGGCACACAATGCAAATGCCGAGGCGATCCCGCCCGGCGCTGATGAGGAGCCGCCACCGTGGCGAAGAAATCCAGCCCCAAAGATCAAGGCATCACAGCATACAAGGCGTTGAACGCCGATTTCACCTGCCGCGATCATCAGTTCGAGGTCGGCCAGACCTATACGGTCGAAGGCAAGCCGGTCATCTGTGAGCACGGCTTTCATGCCTGCGAAAATCCGCTTGATGTTCTGAACTACTACGATCTGTGCAACAGCAAGTTCGCTCGCGTGACGATTACTGGCGCAGTTGATCGCCAGAATGGCGACAGCAAACTTTGTGGCGCCAGCATCACCGTAGAGGCCGAGCTTTCACTCCCTGAGTGGATCGGTGCCAGCATCAAGTGGCTCATCGAAGCTTGCAAGGGTGGCAAAGACGAGAAGATCCAAGCCGCGTCGGGCGACTACTCGCAGCTGGCCGCGTCGGGCGACTACTCGCAGCTGGCCGCGTCGGGCTACTCCTCGCAGCTGGCCGCGTCGGGCTACTCCTCGCAGCTGGCCGCGTCGGGCGACCACTCGCAGCTGGCCGCGTCGGGCTACTCCTCGCAGCTGGCCGCGTCGGGCTACTCCTCGAAGCTGGCCGCGTCGGGCGACTACTCGCAGCTGGCCGCGTCGGGCGACCACTCGCAGCTGGCCGCGTCGGGCTACTCCTCGAAGCTGGAGGTCATCGGGGGCAATAGCGCCGCCGCCGCTGTGGGGCCAGGATCGCACGCGAAGGTAGTGGCAGGTACTCCGGTTGCGATCTGTGAATACGGTAAAGATGGCAAGCCGATAGGCTTCGCTACCGGTATCGCTGGCACGGACTTTCCGGCTGACACTTGGGTTATGGCAAAAGGCGGCAAGCTGGTTGCCGTTGCAGGTGAGGCATGAATGCCTTCGCCCCCATCACCGCGACCTCGCCGCTGCAAGAGATGGCCGAGGCTATCCGCAATGGCGATCTCAAAGCCCTGCCGATCGTAGACCACGAGCTTTACGAAACGGCGGATTGGCAAGCTTCGGCTGACTACGCGCTCGATAGCGACGACTTCGACGAGCTCGAGCACATGCTGGCCCGTGAAGCTGCTTGGAACGAATTTCAGGGCTGGGTCGGTGGCGACTCCCAGAAGCGCGAGCACGACGATTTCGGCGCGTGGCTGGTCCGCAAGGCCCGCTGGAACATGCGGAAGTACAGCGCCGCGCTGACTTGGGCTGAGAGCCGGAGTGCGGAGGCATGAACGACCTTCGCCAAGCCTTCATCGACAGCGTAGAGCAGTTAGCCCCGCGCACCGATCTCCACCGGGCCCTCACAACGCTGGCAAAGACCAAGCGCGACGTAGAGCGGATCGTGGACGCACGGGACGGCAGCAGCTTTGAAGCCGCCGACGACGCGTTCACCAACGCCCGCGACGACGCCAGGCAGATGCTGCGGCTCTACATGCTTTCGCATCACGGCATTTCGCCTGCGCTCTTCAACGAAGTGATTGGGGAGTTGGTATGATGGGCGCTCAGCACACGCCGGGGCCTTGGTGGGCGACCACAGGTGGGACGGGTTGGGAAGTCCGCACATATCGCGACGGCGAGAACCCTGAAACCAGCCCATATATCGGAGAATATTACGGGGCTTCGATAACGCATGGAATTGGCGACCATACCGAAGCCCGCACCCGCGGCAATGAGGAAGCCAACGCCCGCCTGATCGCCGCCGCGCCAGACTTGCTAGAGGCGCTGGAGAAGGCGTCGAATACGCTTGCTGGTCTCGGCTACCCGAAGATCGCTGACAATATGTGCGCCCCAGCAATCGCCAAAGCGCGAGGTACAGTATGAGCGCCTACATTCGCAACCATCGCCCAGGCCACAAGCAATTCATCGCGCCGCTTGCCACCTTTCGCCGGCCATCGGTCAACGCGAAGCCCCAAGAGGGCACGGATAAGGAACCTACGGAATGAGCGACCTGCAAGCTCGCCTCACCGCCAGCATCGATATGACGCTGGCCATGGAGAAGTATCGCATCACATGGTGGACGACATTTCGCTTGGGCCTGCCGTGCTCGCACCTGCGCCTGCCGCCCATGAGCAGCGCCATGGCAGATGCGGCTAGGCAAGAGGCCCGGCTGTTTCCACTCAAATTCAGCAAGCGTCATCAGGACGGACGCGCCATGGCGATCCTGCACAGGGATGCCAGCAGGGCGATTGAGGCTGCGATTATCGGGGTGGATGGATAATATTTCCGCTTTACCACCACAAAAGAGTGTGGCACTAAGCGACATGGGGCTGAACCCACTTGAAGGAACGACACATGATTAGAAAACTCACTCTCGCCTTGGCGCTGGCATCCAGCGCCACCCCGGCGCTTTCTGCAACATCGCTCGATTGCAAGGTAGCAGGCTGCGCCAACGTACAAGAGCCTGATGCATGGTCTGCTGCCGATGCTGCCGTTGCGACAGTGGCGGATGTTCAGCGGATCGATCTGCCTGCCTCGCCAGTGCTGTTCGGCGGCGTGCCTGTCTTTGCTCCACCAGCCCCGGTGTTTGCCACGGTCTCGCCTGCGGTTGCTCCGGTAGCGGGGGATGGCGTGGACTGGCTGCTTCCGGCTGCTGGGCTGATTGGGCTTGGTCTGGTTGCTGTCGCGCTGTCCGGTGATGATGGTGATTGGAGCCCGCAGGTTCCGCAGGAGATGCCGGTGGTGCCTAGTGTGCCGGGTGAGGTTGGCAGCATCCCGGAGCCTTCGACCTGGGCCATGCTGCT